TGGTAAAGCTACGCAGGTGCATCACAAAAAAGGCCGGGGCGAATATCTCAACCGAACTGAAACATGGCTGGCAGTATGCTTTAACTGTCACCGAATGATTGAAGAAAACCCTGAATGGGCAAAGCAAAAAGGTTTTTCATTAAGCAGATTAGAAACAAAAACTATATGAATCCACAATTCCTAATAATAGATCTTTTTTGCGGCGCCGGGGGCACTACTACCGGTTTTGCGATGGCGGAACATAATGGCCAAAAAATTGCAAAGGTTATTGCTTGCGTAAACCATGATTGGAAAGCAATTAAAAGCCACTGGCAGAATCACCCGGAAGTCGAGCATTATACCGAAGATATTCGGACGCTTGATTTAAAGCCGTTGGTTCAATTATTATCACAAAATAGGGCAATATACCCTGACGCAAAAGTTATTTTATGGGCCAGTCTTGAATGTACAAATTTCAGCAAAGCTAAGGGAGGCCAGCCGAGGGATGCCGATAGCCGCACTTTAGCTGAACATTTGGATAGGTATATATTGGCTCTTAACCCTGATTATGTGCAAATCGAAAACGTAGTTGAATTTATGAGTTGGGGGCCTTTAAATGAGCATGGTAAACCAGTAAGTAAAAAAGCAGGCAGGGATTGGATGCGCTGGCGTAACCATATTGATAGCCTCGGGTACCGCAATGAATGGCGCGAACTTAACAGCGCAGATTTTGGGGCATACACCAGCCGTAACCGTTTGTTTGGTTGCTTTGCTAAACCAGGCTTACCGATAGTTTGGCCCGAAAGCACACATGCTAAAAATCCAGGTAAACATGGCATGTTCGGAAATGTAAGCAAGTGGAAATCCGTTAAAGATGTGCTTGATTTTGACGACGAGGGCGAAAGTATTTTTACACGTAAAAAGGAGCTTTCACCAAAAACTTTAGAGCGAATTTATGCAGGTTTAATTAAATACGTTGCGGGTGGAAAAGATAAACACGAGGCCTTTTTAATTCAATACAATAGCGGCAAAGATCGGGTTACTTCGGTTGAAAATCCTTGCAACACTATACCAACAGAAAACAGATTTGCGTTGGCTCAAATGGCTTTTATCGCTAAAACTTTTAGCGGTCGTCCTGAAGGTAAAGTTATACCCGTTACCGGCCCGGCTGGCACCATTACAACAACGGCCGGTCAGAGTGTAGTAAGATGCTTTTTGCATAGCTATTACGGTAATGGCGATAACAACAGATCTATTGAAGAACCTTGCGCTACCCTTACAACAAAAGACAGATTGGTTAAGGTTCAAGCGCAATGGCTTGATAGAAACTTTTCAGGAGGTGGTCAGCATTCATCAGTCGAAGAACCTGCCGGAAGTGTTTTATCTGTTCCTAAATTAAACCTGGTCCAAGCCGAGCCGTTTATAATGAATACCAACTATAACAACATTGGCAGCTCAATTAATCAGCCATCGCCTCCGTTATTAGCCAGTCGTCGTCATAGCTACATCGTTAATCCATCGCACGGCGGTCACAGCACCAGCACCGAAGCACCATGCCCCGTGATCATTGCAAGGCAAGACAAAGCACCGTTATATCTTTTACAAGTAGAACAAGCTGACGTTGTCATCCCAGTTTACGAAGAAGATCCGCAGGTCATGGTTGACATTAAAAAATTCATGTGCCTTTACGGAATATCCGATATTAAAATGCGGATGCTAAAAGTTCCAGAGCTGCTGAATATTCAGGGTTTCCCTTCAAACTACAATTTATACGGCAACCAGTCTGATCAAAAGAAATTTATCGGCAATAGTGTTGTTCCGCACGTTGTAAAATGCTGGTGCGAGGCCATGACAAAACGTTTAAGAGAAGAAAGGATAGCGGCATGACCCACTATCTACGCTACTTCGGGATTGTTACGCTGGTGGGGTTGTTTTTGCGATGATTATGTTCAATCGCTTTGCGTCCTTTTTTATCCAATGCTCGATTTGTGCGCCTTGTGATCGGCTTTCCCTTTTTGCGATTTCTTCGAGTACGGGTTTTAAGTTTTCGTCAATCTTAACTGTGACCATTTTTTTTGCCATGCACAAATATAGGTATTTACAAAGTAAACTTACAAGCGTGACGAAAATAGTTTAAAAATATTACTAAAAAAGTATTGACAAAGTAAATATTAAACTGTACTTTTATCAAAGCAAAACAAACACCCAATAAAAAATGGAAACTCTTGAAAAGATAAAAATGGATGGCGCAGGTTTTATAGACAAACTTCGCAGAGGTGAAACACTAACCGAAGATGAAAGGTATGTTGTCAAAATCTACAATTCACTTTATGCTGGGAAAGCTGGCAACGCAGGTAAAAGAAAAGTTATAAAAACGGGGAGATAGCCTGCACAGCAATTAAGAAAGCAACTAATATTTAAAGAGATGAAGCGAGTAATAAACTTTAGCGGTGGTAAAACATCGGCATTGATGACTATTATGTTAAAGCCAACGGATGATGATATTGTGTTATTTACTGATACGGGAAGGGAGCATCCGCTTACTTATAAGTTTATTGAAGATTTTGAAAAGTATGAGGGGATAAAAGTTAATCGGTTTTCTTATACACATCATAAATCGCCGGGATTAACTGGATTTGATGCTCTTAATAATCATAAAACTACACTGCCTAACCGAATGAAAAGACTTTGTACTACTCATTTAAAAGTAGACGCAGGAAAGAAATTTTTAAGGCCATTAATTGGGATGACTTATGAGCAATACATCGGTTTTAGATTTGACGAGCCTAATTGGGTAAAAAACTTTAAGCCAAACTATAAAAAATCAACAGCTAAATTCCCCTTGTATGAAATGGGCATAACCAAAGAAATGGTAAATCAATACTGGTTAACAAAGCCATATACTTTAGAAATACCGTCAATACTGGGGAATTGTGATCTATGTTTTTTAAAAGGCAAAAATGTAATTATTCGCATCCTGCAACATTACCCGGAATTGGCCGACAAGTGGATTGCAGACGAAGAACAAATGCTTGCTAAGACTGGCAAAAAAAACATTACTTATTTTCCTGATATTACTTATAGACAGTTGCTTAATATAGCTAAATCACAAAAATCATTATTTGACCTTGAAGAAGCATTACCTGCTTACTCATGCTCATGTACTACTTAAATAAACTAATCAGCAATAAGGATACCAACAAGGGGACATAAAACTTTAATAAGATGAGTAAAATTGATTTTTTAATCGTAGTCGGCTATTGCATTTTTTGTTGTGTAATTATGACGTTGGAAGCATCACATGTTTTTGATTGGAAGGCTGCTTTGCTTTTTGTTGTTATTGGCCTTGCTCTATGTTTAGTATTATTTGACCATCAACCAAAAGACCCCAGCCATGAAAAGTAAAGAGAGAATAATTAGCGATTGCATAAAAGGGTTTTATCCGGTACTTGACGAAAATGGACAGAATATCCCTGCATATTCACATGATGACGTTCTCGACGCAATGGAATCCTACGCCACCCAACAAACAGCCGAACTTCAACAAGAGGTGGAGAGGTTGAAACTGGCAATAATAGAAATCGGGAATCATTTATGCGAAGGTAATTACATCGCTGCCCACAGATATTTACAATCCATTAACCCCCAACAAGATGAAAACGGAAGATAGTAACAAGCTGATAGCAGAGTTCATGGGACTTCACTTTGATATTGAAGTTAATCAAATTCCTGCATTTGATAAGGACTGGAATAAATTAATACCAGTAGTTGAAACGATTGAGAAAAAAGTAATTCGATTTGAGATAGGTAGAGAATCGGCTTTAATAACACTACGAGCTTTGAATTTCCCTGAAATATATGTAGAGTCATGGGCTGAAGCAAATTCCAAACTTGATGCTACCTATCAAGCCGTAGTTCAATTCATTCAATGGTACAATCAAAATCATTAACACATAAAATGAAAGAGAAATGAAAACAGGAATAGAGCTTATTGCTGAAGAACGAGCAGAGCATCCCAAAAAACATGGATGGGATAATAGTCACGATCAGGAACACGTCAACGGTGAACTTGCAAAAGTAGCCGCAACGCTTGCCGTAATGGGAACGGATGCGGTCGTTGTTGACCCTTATGATGGTTACGGAACAGGTAAAGACCCCTGGGGACTGGAATCAAAATTAGAGCATGACGATATACATCGGCTTAAGGTAGCAGGGGCGTTAATAGCTGCTGAAATTGACAGGCTTTTAAATATTGTACCATGACATTAGCAGAAACCTACACAGCAAACAACCTGGACGGGCAGACATGGCTCGTGTGCCCCGGACACCCCGACATTCTCCTCACCGACCACCTGCCTGACGGAACAAAGGTTAGGGGGGATGAGATAGAGGTTAACGAATATATTTGCTACGAAAAGAATGGCATTTTAGAGCAAGTCGCCACATTAAATAAAATGAGATTTGAGGCGGTAGGTATTGACGATGAACTTTTAAGTATTTGCGATTGGCTTTTAGAAAAATACAATGATGATTTCATGTCAGAAAAAGGTAAGTTTTATCATATATCTCGGTTAAGCATAGCTGGAATAATTATCGAATATCACAAAATTAGGGAGAAAAGTAGGGAGAAATAGCAGAAAATTAAGGAGAAAAAGTAAAGCTATTAACTGATTTATATCAAACAAAAGTAAAGGTAACATGACAAAAGAAATAGAACTTGCTGCTGAGGATGCAGCGAACCAAAAGTACCCCTATTGTAAAACAGCAACCAACCCTTGTTATTCAGGTATGCACGATGCCTACAAAGAAGGCTTTTTGGATTGCGCACAATGGATGGCAACCCGTGATCGGTGGGTAAGTGTGGAAACTGCAAAACCAACGGATAATCATAGGTATCTAATAATAGATGACGATGGGGATGTTTCAATAGATTTTTACAATTTAGATGAAAATAGGTTTTTTTGCGAAGAAGCGGATGATATGTTTGTTACGCATTTTAAAGAACTCCCCTCACCACCACAATCAAAGAACAATGGCTGATATAACAATGTGCAACAATGAAAAATGCCCATTAAGAATGGAGTGTTTTCGATACAGGGCAATTCCTAATCCATATAGGCAATCATACTTTGCTGATATTGTCTTAAAAGATGACGGCACTTGCGATAATCAAATGCCAATAGTTGATGGCAAATATTTAAACGGATATAATTGTTCGGCCTCAATAACTTATAACACGAAATGAAAACAGTTTTATCCATCCTCCTTGCCTTTATAGTATCGGCATCGGTAGCACAAGTAATATGAATCTGTACGGTCAAATTAATCCAGTGTTTAAGCAAAACGTTTCTGATGAAGTTAAACGCGTTGTTTTATTTAATCCGACCGAATTGTATAAATCTATTAGCATAGACAACAGGAATCGTTACCAAAAAATTAGCATGGATTCATGGCCAGTAATTGAGAAGTATTGTAATTGCGGATGCGGTGCTAAATTGACGGGACGGCAAAAAAGATGGAGCAATCCAGATCACGTATTAATACCACTTAACATTATTGAAATCATAAGAGGCGACAGCGATGTAATTAGGCGAATGATGCTTTCTTATTTAGATGAAAATTGCGCTATATGTGGCAAGTCAGGGTATCTGCAAGAGAAAATAACAGAAGTAAAATTACCAAACGGTCGCACTTATCATAAAATTTGGTCCCAAAACGGGATACATGTTGACCACATATTGCCTGTAGATAAAGGTGGTGGAGGTTGCTGGCTGGGTAACTATCAATTTTTATGTCATGTATGTAACCTGCAAAAAGGCAAAAAAATAAACTACGAAAAACCAAAAACATTACCATTTTCAACATTATTTGAATGAAAACCAAACTAACCCTTATTCTCACCTTAGTAGCTTCGGTGAGTTTATCACAAGTACACAAGCACGTAGATAGCGTGGCGAAAAATGGAACTCAATTGTCACCACCATTACGCATGTCAGGCAAAACCACACCTCTATTAATGTTTGATACTACTAAGGTTTTAATAATTGATACTAATCAAAAAGGCAACTTACTTTTGTATCACTCATCCGGAACAAACGTATTATTCAATCCTAAGCGCGATACAGTTCCGGTATTCGTTTTAAAGGTGGCGCATGTAGATACAATTCATAATACAATGGGAAGCCTGCAAATATTAGGATACGATAAAATATCAACGCTTGAATTTTATTCACATGCCAATGTGATTTGGATAAAAGCCTTTGCAATCAGAGAAGAACAACTCGCTACTCCCGATAGGTGGATAATTGGCGAAAAAATACCGATGGAGTTTCAAACAATCGGATACCTATACGCCGACAAAAAAACCCCCATTACAGAAAATGTTTACATGAGTTTGGGACGATAGCACTTTTACGTTTAAAGAGAAATGACCATTCCGTCGAAATCACCAAAATGGTAAACCGGATCTAAAGATAAAAAGGGCACAATCATCAACCAGGTAAATGCAAGTTTAGATTTAGTGCAACGATAGGACCGGAAGATGTGCCGCCGGTCTTTCGTTTTGAAATATCAAAAGTTTTTTGTAAATTGTAAGAGAATGAAGCCTTCGGAAGGCAAAAAAATAATAAAGGATTGCTTAGATCGGGGATGGGTGAAAGTAGGTGATAAACTGATTACTCCAGCCCAGGCGAAACAGATGCCGGCAGTCAAACGAAAAAGGGCAAAGAAAGCTATTAAAACCGGATGGATAGACGACGACAGAAACATCAGAAACAAAGCAAAGCATACTGATCAGTTTGTCCGGCTAATAGAGATAGAGTTTGGATTAACTGTTTTTCCAGAGTTCTATTTTGACGTAGAAAGAAAATGGCGTATTGATTACGCAATTCCACTAAAAAAAGACGGATCTAAATTAAAATTAGCCATCGAGGTTGAGGGTGGTGCTTTTACCGGAGGCCGACATACCAGGCCGATGGGTTTTATTAATGACATGGAAAAATACAATAAAATGTCAGAAAATGGATGGATTTTAATTAGGATAATTCCAGCTAATTTGCTATCTTTAAGTACGTTACAAAAAATAAAAGCAATTATTTTTAATGGAAAATGAAATTTGGAAAGATGTTCCCGGTTATGAGGGGCTTTATAAAATAAGTTCAACTGGAAAGGTAAAATCTTTATTTAGGGTAGTTAGATTCAAAAATCACACACGAGATATTAAAGAAAAAATACTTAAAGTAACTCTTACTCCAGATGGTTATTATCGTGTAGAATTAAATAAGGATTGTAAGGGTAAAAAATACCCTATTCATAGATTAGTCGCTTTGGCTTTTATTTCAAACAATGAAAATAAACCGGCTGTTAACCACATTGATGGAGATAAAACAAATAACAATATATCTAATCTTGAATGGGTTACAAGCAAGGAAAATACTGTTCATGGATTTAAAACTGGCTTAATTAAGGTAGTATTTGGCGAGGGTCATGTTCGCGCAAAATTATTAAAGTCCCAAGTAACCGAAATAAGGCAAAAATTTAAATCAGGTCAATTTAAAAATCAAACAAAAGTTGCTGAAATGTATAATGTTTCCAGAACCACAATTTGGAGTATTGTAAGAGGTAAAAATTGGAAACAAGCAATTTAAATTGTTTAATCCAGGTAGAGCCAAAAGAGTTAATTACTCAAAAAACAATAGACTTAATTAAAAAAGCTATTAATAATTTTTCACCTAAATGAAAGGATTGAAAAATATTTATATTTGTGTATTATGGGACCAGGCAGACCGAAAGCTATCAAATCACCAGAGGAATTATGGGATTTATTTACCGCATACGTTAAAGATGTAAAATCTGATCCTATACTTGTACATGATTTTGTAGGTAAGGATGCTTTTGAAATAGAACGTAAAAAAGAACGACCATTAACAATGGAAGGCTTTGAAGATTACGTTGCGACAAATGGTGGCCCGCTCGAATTGAAGCAATATTTTGCAAATATTGAAGATCGCTACGAAGAATTTATTCCTATCTGCCGCGTGATAAGGAACAAAATCCGCAGAGATCAGATTGAAGGCGGCATGGCTGGCATCTATAATCCTTCAATTACTCAGCGTTTAAATAACCTTGTCGACAAGTCAGAAACCACAATAAGGGAACAGCCATTATTCGATGACACAAAGGAAAGTTAACGAATATAACGGGTTTGCTTTAACGACTGCGATAAAGAAACTTCGCAAACTTACCAAACGGGTTAAAGTAATACCAGGTGGAACAAGTGCCGGAAAAACCTATGGCATTTTACCTATTCTTATAGATACCGCAACCAAAACACCAGGACTTGAAATATCTGTAGTTTCCGAATCAGTTCCACATTTGCGTAAAGGCGCTTTAAAGGACTTTTTGAAAATAATGAAAGCTACGGGCCGGTATATCAATCAAAACTACAATCGGACTTTTTTAACATATACTTTTACAAATGGCAGCTATATAGAGTTTTTTAGCGCAGATCAGGAAGATAAAGTTCGAGGTCCGAGGCGCCATATTTTGTACGTAAACGAGTGCAATAATATAACCTTTGACACTTATCATCAGCTTGCAATTCGTACCAGTCAAAGTATATGGGTTGACTTTAACCCCTCAAATGAATTTTGGGTTTACGAAGAATTAAAACCCGATGCAGATACTGAATGGCTAACGCTTACTTATCAGGATAACGAAGGATTGCCGGATTCGATAAAAAAGGAAATCGAAAAGGCAAAAGTGAAAGCCTATAAAAATCCCGATGGTAATATTTTAGATCCCAATAACATAAAAAACAAATTTTGGGATAACTGGTGGAAAGTTTACGGATTGGGTTTATTAGGGTCGCTGGATGGTGTTATTTTCACAAATTGGGAACAAATAGACGAAGTTCCAAAAGAAGCGGAATTATTGGGCATAGGGCTTGACTTTGGTTATACAAATGACCCGACCGCAGCTATCGAGGTTTATAAATGGAACGGCAAAAGAATATTAAATCAAATCATCTTTCAGCCGGGATTGTTAAACTTTCAAATTGCCGAAAGGCTACCGAAAGGAGTTAAAGTTATCGCGGATAGTTCTGAGCCTAAATCCATTGAAGAAATAAAAAGATTTGATATTGATATAAAGGGAGCTACAAAAGGCCCGGATAGTGTGATGTTCGGCATCCAGGCAATGCAAACGCAGGAATATTTAATCACTAAAAATAGTGTTGATCTTATTAAAGAATTTCGGCAGTATTGCTGGGACACTGACAAGACTGGTAAAAAGCTAAATCAACCCATTGATACATTCAATCACGGTATAGATGCGGTTAGGTATCACGAAATGGAAACCCTGTTAAACCCTGCATTTACATGGGCCTTTGATTAATATTGCAAAACCGCAACACGAATTTTTAAAGCTATACAACAACACTATTGTAAATTTATACCTATCAAATACATTAGATGAAGTGGCCTTCTTTCGGTTTAAGTAAAAAAAAGCCGGGTGCCGGTGGTGCTATTATGGACCCTGCGGTTAACCCGGTTAATCCTATAAACGATTATAATGCGGCAATCTTTGGTTGGTTAAACAATAATCAGCCATTATACTACGACGACAAGTTTACTAACTATGTCGAGCGTGGTTATATGAGTACGCCGGACGTTTTCATCTGTATTAATAAAATCAATCAAAAGCTTGCAATGTGTCCTCCGGTACTTTACGAGGTTGCAAGTGAAGATGTCGCACAAATCAGGAAATACAAAAATCTGATCAGCTCACCCGACATAAAAGCGCAATACCAGGCAAAGCTTATCGAAATTAAATCGCTTAAAAAGGTTTACGAACCAACAATAAGCAAAATGCTCAATAAACCTAATCCTTACGAAACTTGGAGCGATTGGGTTAAGAATTGGGCCGGGTTTAAACTGATAACTGGAAATACTTACACTTACCTAAACGGACCGAATCCAGAAAAAGGAATGTGGAATGAAATGTTCGTTTTGCCTTCTCACTACATCGAGATTGTTTCAGGTGGACCGTGGCAGCCGGTTAAAGGTTATAGGTTAGTCGGACAAGGCCATTATTACCAAAGTGAAAATATCGCATTTACAGCAAATCAGGTAGTACATAGCAAAACGTTCAACCCGGATTATCGTTCTATCGGTTCGCAGCTTTACGGTATGTCACCGTTAAAGCCGTTTTTGATTACTTTGTACAAAAACCAGGTAACAAGGGAGGAACTTTCAAGGCAAGCTAAAAACGGTGGCGTTCTTGGTTTTATTGGTCCGGGTAAAGATGGTATCCCTTTACAATCAGCACAAAGGGACGATTTAAGAGAGCAAGTTAAACGGGCTAAAATGGGGGATTCTATTTCTGATCGTTTGTTTGTAAGTAGCGGACCATTAAACTGGCAGCAAATCGGATTGCCATCCGTAGAATTGCAATTACTTGAATCGTTAGATTGGGATCAAAAAGATATTTGCAACGCTTACAACGTTCCTATTCAGTTAATGAACTCGCAAGAGGCTAGCACTGACAATAATATGCAGTGGGCAATGAAGCAGTTTATCTACAATGCTATCATGCCGGAGGCTAACGAACTCGGTGACATGCTTACACGGGCATTGTGCGCGAATCTTAATGCTAAAAGTGCGCAAACGGGTAAATCTTACGAAATTATCATTGATACTACCAGTTTACCCGAAATGCAAGAAGATCAGCAGAAAATAGCTGCATGGCTGGCTGAATCTGATTGGCTTACTTACAATGAAAAGAGAGAAGTTCAGGGCTTTGGTAAATCTACACTTGCAGGAACAGACGAATTGTTTATTGATAGCAATAAAGTATTACTTCGTGATGCAGCTTCATTTGATAATGAGATAACAGCAGCAGCAGGTAAAGAAAGCCCGGCACCAGTAGAACCGAATCCTAAAGAGGATGATCCACAACTATGATAATGTTTTAGACTTCGACCGTGACAAGTTCGCTAAGGAGTTTAAAAGAACGCATCACAAGTATGAGCGTTCTGTTATTACATTATTTCAAAACGCATTAAAGCAGCAGGTAAAACCAGTTATTGATTTTGTAAAAGCAAACGGATCTGAAAACCTTAAAACTCATTTATCTGCGCTAATTACTATTTCACCTATCCAGCACGCATACCGGGAATGTTATGTTAAAGTAGGTGTTCAACATGCGGAATTTATCTATAAATGGATTCAAAAAATAGCAGGTAAAAAGGACTTAGGTTTTTTTAGTGCAGTTTGGCGAAAGTTAATGCAACACTTTTATTTGACTGATAGCGCACAACGGGTAAAGAATGTTAGCGACACTACTAAAGACAGGATTGCTCAGGCACTCGATGAAGCAGAGGCGCAAGGCTTAACGAAAAGCCAAACAGCGGATTATTTGGTTAACACTTTACAAAGCGACGATTTTACGAGGTCGAGGGCGCTAACAATCGCAAGAACCGAATCAACGGCAGCGGCCAGTCAAGGCGCAATGCTTGCGGCAGATAGTTCAGATTATTTAGTCGGCAAAATATGGATTCCGATTGTTGATGCAAACACAAGGCCAGCTCATGCAGAAATGGACGGTGAACCTGCTATCTCTTTAACTGATCAGTTTGATGTCGGTGGTGAATTATTGAGTTATCCAGGGGATTTGTCTGGATCACCGGGTAACGTTATTAACTGCCGGTGTTGTGTTGCGATGGTTCCACTGGCTGATGATAACGGGCTGCCGATACTAAAAGCTGCCTAAATATTCACCTGAAAATTTTCATCATAAGTATAAACAGCCATCGGGCATGTTATTTTGTGGTTGTAGATTGCGATGCAAATCGGACTGCCTGCTAATATCGCTTCAATATCTTCCTTACTGGGTTGAAACTGCATTAAAATGTACGGGTTGCCTTCTTTATCAATTCCCCTCATTCCCGGAATAGGGATACAATCCTTTTCAAATCGGGCCGGAATTTCGCTTTGATAATTTGAACCTTTGAAGTCAACTGGCAACATTCGTGCAAGTTACGCACTTACCATGAGATTTTTATAAAATGTTGGCGTTGATATACTTCTTCCGAAACAGAATAACCTAAGCTTTTAATGTATTCTAATCCGGCTTCATTAATTTCGGAATGAAATGTTCTTATAAACCGATGGCCATATTTAGCATTCTTTTTTATGTTATCCAATAAAGTATTTACTTGATTGGCATTTATTGTTAAAGCCAATCTTTCGGCTTCCAAAACCAAATAACGAGCCTTTTCAACATCAAAATCATTAAGCTTATCATCTTCTTTAATTCTGTTGACATTTAACAAAATATCTTCAAATTTTACAAGGGTTTTTACCGATTTGTGTTTTTGTGGCCTAAATGCCTGAAATAATCCCATTGTTAATGATTTTTTGTTAAAAAATGTGAATTAATGACCAAATGAAGCAAAAATACCGCGAATCATATCTTTTGATTCAGTCTTATTGATTTTACCCTCCGGTACACTAAACGGTAATTCCTGATTAAATAATTCAAAAGTTAAATTCTGTAATTCGTGAATAAACTTTAAAGTTTTTATAGGGAACTGTTTATCAATCTCATTGTATTGCCCAATCCAAAATTCAAAACCATGAGTTAAAAAAAAGTTTAATTCTGAATGTTGAAAAATACCTTTTTCCGATTCAAAAAAATTTGAAAGTAGTAATTCGTGTGTTAATTCAATGCCTTCTAAATTATCTTCCCTATCCCAATCGAGCGATACCTCAAAACTGGGTTCGACATTTATTCCGTAATCGCAAACACTATCGACAATAACCGGGTAATATCCATTTGTATAACAAATGTTTGTTTGATTTACGATATTCCCTACTCGAAGTGATTTTGTATCAATCATGCTGTCTTTTTAATTATCTGCCATTCAATTTCAGCAGGTTCATAACCAAACTTTGCAAAAAACCATATTAAGGTGCTTTGCTTTACGGTTCCGTTCTTCCAACGGCGCTTAATTGAAAACGCAGTACTGTGATTCATTACACCTGCATAAAACTTCGGCTCGGTGCAAATAATTCCCATTAGCTCGTCTGTAGTCATAGGCTAAAAAATTTTCATGTTTGATATTTTTACCAAAATGACCAACAGCTAAACAAAGGCGTAATCTTCAACTATTTAGGTCAAGTAAAGGTAATTACAAGCATTTGTATTTGCAATAGTGCAACACGATAATTTTTCACAATGATGAAAATAAATCTAATTTTATTGAGGTATAGCTATGACACTTCCAAACGGTAATTTTCTTAAAAGCAAAACGGGCATTGTAGAAGTGCCTAAAAAGTTTCTTGAATTTAAGAGCATTAACAACGCTTCGGCTGAAATCAAGGACATTGATTTTAAAAACCGTATTGTTTCCTGTTATTGGAGTGCTTTTAATAATAAAGACTTCGACGACGACATAATGGTGCAGGGATGCTACAAAAAGTCAATAGCCGAAAACGGCCCGCAAGGGGCTAATAAGATATTTTACTTAAAGTCACACAACTGGGAAAACCCATTAGGCAAGCCTACTTTATTGCAGGAAGATTCAAAAGGTCTTTATGCTGAAATCCCTGTAACATCGGGAGCATCATTCGCTGAGGATACTTTAAAGCTGATGGCAGCCGGATTGATGATTCAGAACTCGGTAGGTTTTCAAACGGTGAAATACAATACAGTTATGCCGGATGAAAACGATTGGCAGACCTGGTACCGGGAAATATTAGAGGTAAAACTTTATGAAGGATCAGCGGTGGTTTTGGGTGCTAATGAAGATACACCTTTTCAGGGCTTCAAAAGCATGACACCTGCGGAGCTTGTTGATCTTGAAAGCAAAATATTTAAAACACTTCGCTCTGGAAATTTACGGGACGAAACTTATGAACGGTTAGAATTTGCAATTAAACAGTTGCAAAGGGAAACATATTTATTGGGTCAATCTGAAAAGTCACTTACTGAAAACGAACAGCCGAAGATGATGACGGTGAGCTGCCCTGAATGTAATAAAGACATGGATGTTGACGACGATTCGTCGGAAATGGAATGTCCTTACTGCAAGTGCATGTTTACTAAGAGTTTCACTGTTACGAAGCGTAAGCCGAAAGGAGCGATTGGAGCAATAGCGTCAATTAAAATAAATCTGTAATCAAAAAAATTTAACAAAAATGAAAACCATTAAAATATTAAACTCCCTGTTTTTTGCGGTGGCGTTTTCTTTATTTGTGGGTGCCGCTACACAATCGCCGTTTGTTGCGATGGGTGTTTTTGGTTTCCTGATGATCGGTGGCCTTGTGCTTAACGCATCGAAATTTAATACCGATGGAATGCTCGGTGAATTTTTAACCATTTTGGATTCGGATTCCGAAGAAATCAAAGGTTATAAAAAGAACATGAATAGCCTGGGCGATGCCGCTGTAAAAAAGGCTAAGGAAGAAGCCGCTAAAGAAGCAGAAGAAAAAGCTAAAAAGCTAATCGAAGATGCTGTTAAAAAGGTAAACGAAGATGCTGAAACTAAGATCAAAGTTTTGCGCGACGAAGTAGAGGCTAAAAACAAAGAAACCGAAGATGCTTTAACTCAGCTTAACCGTTTCAAAGAAATCGGCAAAGCTAATGAGAATAAAGGTGTTTCTTTTCAGGATTCATTGCTTGAGCAAATGGCAACTCCGGAGGCTTTGGATGGTTTCAAACAACTTGCAAGCGGTAAAAAAGGCGCTGGCGTTAAATTGGAATTGAAAACCGTTAGCACTATGGGCTTATCGAGCATTTCAGGTCTTGACGTTGCTCGTGCCGAATTGCTTCCTGGTATCCTGCCAATTCCGAAGCGTAAAATTCACGTTCGTGACATTATCGCAACAGGCCGCATGACCGCATCAGATATCCACTTCTTGAAGATGACTTCAACTGATGGTACTGGTGCTATGTCGGTAGCAGAAAACGCTCAGATCAACCAGATCGATTTTAACTTTATCGAATCACTTGCTCCAAGCCAGTACATTTCGGCATTCTTGAAAATCAGCCGTAAATCACTTGATGACATCACTGCATTGCGTGCTTCGATTGCTGATCGTTTGTTACAGGAATATTTGCTTGCTGAAGATACTCAGCTTTTGACTGGTAACGGCTCAGGTTCAAACTTAACTGGTTTGATTAACTCGGCTAACTCATTCGCTTACGCTGGTTCTAAAACTAAGCCTGTCGAAATGTTGATTGATGCTGCAGCTTATGTTGAAACTAACAACCTGCAAGTTACAGGTATATTGTTGCACCCGATTGACTGGTCTTCAATCCTGTTAACTCAATCTTCTGGTTCAACTGCCGGTATCTACTCGCTGCCAGGTTTAGGTGTTGTTAGTTTGCAAAACGGTATCCTGCATATCAATGATATTCCGGTTTACAAATCTACTGCAATATCTCAGGGTGAAGCTCTGTTGGGTGACTGGCAGAATGGTGCGCAGTTGTTCTTACGTGAAGATCCTATTGTTGAGTTCTTCGAGCAAGACGGTACAAACGCACAATACAATCAGATTACTGTTCGTGTTCAGGGTCGTGTAGCATTGCCAGTTTACTACGGTGGTGCAGGTGGCGCATTCTGTCGCGTTAACATCTCTGGTTCAGGCTATCAATCTTAATAGCATTTGGGTAGTGGAAACACTCTTAATAGTTGATTAATTGTTTGTTGGGGAAAGGCCGGGTTAAAATCCCGGTCTTTTTTAGAACTAAAATATTTCAAAAGTAACACTATGGCAGATGACCAAAAAGAATACACACCGTTAAAACTCGATAAGGGACTAAAGGAAGTAGTTAAGAAAAAAGCCGAAGAAGAAAACAGATCGGTAAATAACTACATCGAAACATCCTTAATCGAAAAGACGGGGTATAAAAAAGGCATACATACTAAAAAACGTGAATATTAATGGGTTTGGAAAGCATTGAATTTAACGGCAAAGTTTATCCGTCTTTTCAGGCTACGGGTAACGCTGCGAGGTGGTGCAGACCATTCGCTGACGAAATACTCAAAGGTTTAACTCACGGCTTAGATATTGGCTATTCCAAAGAAGAATGGAAGTATCCGGGATCTATAGGTATCGAGCCGTCAATAAACCCTCAGTTTCATGCGATGAATTTGCCAGTTTACGGAGGCGAGGGATTTGATTACATCCATAGTTCCCATAGCCTTGAACATGTTAAAGAAAATTGGATGAATGTTCTGGATTATTGGATGAGCGTTTTACGGGTTGGCGGTATTCTGTTTTTGTATCTGCCGCATGTATCACAAGAATACTGGCAGACATGGAGCAACCGTAAGCACGTTCACCAATTCACTGGCACCGAAATAGCGGACTATCTCAAATCAAAAGGCCACAAGGTTTTTTTAAGTAGTGTTGATCTAAATAACAGCTTTATTGTTGTTGCTGAAAAGTCTATTTACAGCGATAGCAAAAGCAACGATCCCAAAACAAAACTCGGTGATTTACCACCAAGTGAACGATTCACCTTTGATATAACCGGGAACGCACAATGACATCAAAAATTAAAATCAGAGTTATTCAGCGGACATCTAAAAAGCCTAAAAGGGAATTATCAAATACAACATTCTTTTTTAGATACGGCAGGTTTTTGCTTGCTGAATCAAGTATAACAAGAACTGGAAGAACTAATTTTAAATCCTACTTGTAAAATGATAAAATGGTTTAAAAAAGTATTAGCGATGCTCATTCGCTACCATTTAGCCGGGAAGGGTTATCAGTTCATTGAACCTTCCTTAGTAAAGGTTACACCAAGCTTAGTTTACAAAGGAAAAATTGCGCCTGCAGGAAAGGTTTTCTATATAGCATCACTTAAATATCGTGGCGTTTATTTTCATAAAGATGTAGCTATTGAAAGAAAAGACATCAGTCCGGCTGACGAAAAGAAACTGATTAGGTTATGCCAGGTGAAATTTGTTAGAGGTATTGAAAAACGAATCAATAAAGCATGAAAGTCGGAGTTATAATTTGCTGCTATAACAGGCCCGAATATTTGAAAGAATGTTTATGGAGCCTTGAACGAGTTATGCTTCCTGAAAGTGCAGAAATTCTGATTATCGACGATGCCAGCAATAACAATCAAACGCTAAACCTTATAAATAACTTCACTCATAAAAACCCGGTTAGAAAAGTCCTGTTAAAAGAGAATGTAGGCATCAGAGGTGCGCTAATTTACGGCTTTGACCTGTTCTTTGGGTTAGGATTAGATTTAGTTATAAACTTCGATAGCGACGCTATAATTAAGCCTGACGGGGTATTGAAATTAATTCAGGCTTATAAGGAAATTCCCGGTAAGCTTTTAACAGGGTTTCATTCAACAACGCGAAATGCTAATGGAACCGAAAGGCATCATATTATCAGCGAAGAAAAAAGCTTATATCTTAAACAGTCTGTTGGCGGCATAAACTTTTGTATCGACAAACAGGCATATGATAATTTTGTCAAACCTGCTTTAAACATTGTCGGCAACTGGGACCATAACGCTTGTATAAATGCAGGTGGCGCTTACTGCCTAAAAGAAAGCATCTGCCAGCACATCGGATTTGATAGTAGTATGAACCATACCGAACAGCCGGACGTTGCAGACGACTTTTTTTATTACGATTTACCCGATGTTACACTGCTTTGTGTCGACAGCAATCCTGAACGGGTAAAACCTGCTTTAAAAAAATGCACTGAGTATATCAGATTTGGAGAAGTAAAGGTATTGCACCCGAATATCAATTCAAAAGAGCAATATAGCGAATGGTGTATTGATGAAATGCACAAAAATATTAACACTTCGCATGTTTTGGTATTTCAACATGATGGATTTGTAAATAACTGGAAAGCGTGGGATGATAGCTGGACGCAATATGACTACATCGGCGCTCCCTGGCATTATACAGATGGTTACGATGTGGGGAATGGAGGCTTTTCGCTTCGGTCAAAAAGACTGATGGAATTGGTTAGCACAATCGTAAAACAAAAGCATCCGGAAGATCACCACATTTGCCGAACCTACCGAAAAGAACTCGAAGCACACGGAATGAAGTTCGCACCCTTGCACGTAGCGGAAAAGTTTTCATTTGAGGGCTATTTGCAGCCGAATAAGGTACTTTCTGATCAGTTTGGTGTACACGGACCTAACCCGCGAAAATCGCCTGGAGTCCCGGTTAAAACTCAAAAATATATTTTCAATCAATTTTTGTCGCTGGGGGACATTCTGTTTTTAATTCCGATGGCAAGGGCATTGATGCATGAAGGTAATTCTGTTCTATGGCCTATTGAAGATCAGTACCTAAATATCAAAAAACACTTTCCTGATATAAACTTTGTAAGTAAAAAAGAAGTTGATATTAACTACGAAATCCGGGCGACAAATAACACACCTCATGGCGTTGTATTGCCTTATCGCTGGGCTTCGGAAATACTAAAAAAGGATCTTCGCTTTTGTATGCGGTCAAAATATGACCTTTACGGGCATAATTATTTAATGTGGCGCAATCTTTACTGGAAACGGGACTACGCCAGCGAAAACAGGCTAATTAACCTTTTAAACCTACCGAAAGACTTCATTTTGGTTAATCGTTTCTTCGGGCATGAATTTAAGCATAAAATAACACCTGAAATAAACTCGAACTTACCACAAATCGAAATGAGGCCGATTGAGGGCTTTACTTTGATTGATTGGCTGGCAGTAGTTGAGAAAGCTTCTGAAATTCACATGGCAAATTCAAGCTTAAACTATTTAATTGAGTTGATGCAGTTAAATATCCAGGTTCACCTTTATAAGCGTGGCATCTGGGGAGAACGGGAATTTGAGTACAGCGACTATCTATTCACTAATAAATGTTTCATTTTTCACAGATAAGCCTTGAAAATATTACTCATTCCCCACAACTACAAGCCTTTTTTTAACGCTGGAGGCGAAACATACCTGCATAACATGGTAAAAGCTTTGCAGCCATACGGTCACGAGTTTAAAGCCATTGTTTACGCTGAACAACCCTACGTTTATGACGGAATAGAATGTATTCCGCAGGGAAATTTATCTACAATGTGGGCAGCTCATTCGGGGCTGTTAAATTGGTGTGATTTAGTGATCACGCAATTACTCGGAACCGCATATGCTTACAACAAAGCACACCAGTTTAAAAAGCCGCTTGTATTCATCAGCCACAACCAACATCGCAGCTACCCGATTAACGAACCATCAAATAAAAACACCTGGATTATTTACAATTCAGAATATCTAAAACGTGAAGTTAATTTTACCCATCCGTCGTTCGTTCTGCCGCCAATCATTGATTACAGGAACTTTACTCCATCTCCGGCCAGTAAGCGAAAATACATCACATTGGTAAACTGCAACGAAAACAAAGGCGGTAAGATTTTTATAAAGCTTGCAGAACGTATGCCGGAATATCAGTTTTTAGGAATCAAGGGACCTAAAACATACGGCGAACAATTCACAGCAGAACTACCCAATTTAACCTACGTAGATAACAGGGAAGATATAACAGGCTACTTATCGCAAACAAAAATATTAGTTGCACCATCAGAGTTTGAAACTTACGGACAAGCAGCTACAGAGGCTATTTGTATGGGTATTCCCGTTGTTTGCTCACCAACACCCGGACTAAAAGAAAATTTATCACATTGTGGTATTTATATTGATAGAAATGATGTAAATTTATACACCGACATTCTTCAACTGCTAATGAGTGATTCCGGCTATTACAGCCAGCAATCTGCACGTGCTTTAAAACGTGCGATTGAACTCGATCCACAACCAAACGTTAAAAGTTTAAACGACTGGCTATTAAAAATTAAATAATGGCAACACAATTAGATGTGCTTTCCCTTGCGGATGCAAAAGATTACTTAGCAATTGATTTCCCGGATTGGGACAGCACAATTACGCTTGCAATTTATGGTATGGTTAACCTTGTTGAACAGTTAACCAATTACAGGCTATATGAACGACAAGAAGTCATTCAGGTAGGTACGGTTAAATATGATGCTTTTCAGTATCCTATAAATAATATCGTCAGCGTAATTGATCAGAATGGGTATCCCTCTGTTTACAAATTAGAGCAACTTCCGCTGCGGTGGGCTTTTACTTTTAAGAAGCCTGTTCAGGACTTTTACGCTGACGATTATTCTTATTACACAGGCCCGGCAGTAAACTATCTAAATACGATTACGCTCGATGTAGGTTATGCCGACACTTCTAAAATTCCTGATGCTATCGTTTATGCGATTAAACTTCTGGTTACGGAAGTAATGGAAAACAGGATTCCAACAAAAGAATCCATGCCGAACGATATATCAATGCTGTTAAATCCTTACATGCGGTCAACTTATTTTTAAAAGATGAATCCTGGATTATTTAATAAGCGAATACGGTTTTTTGTTGAAACTGCAACCCAAAATGAATACGGTGGATCTGTTACAACTTTAACACCTGTATCTAATGTTTCACCGGATGCTAAAGACGGCGACCATACAGCTACATGGGGAGCTTTAGAACCTATTCGCCAATACCATCAATTTGCAATCGAGGCCGGTGCCAGCGTTATGAATGGCGACCGTTTTTTGAAGATACGGAAACGGGCAAGCTTTTACCCAACTAAAAATATGGTGTTTCAGGACATCAGCGATCCTAATAATACAAATCCTGACACTTACACGATAGTTTCAGTATTACCTTACTGGCCAGGTGCTAAAGCAAGTTTCCAAAACGGACAGGAAACAGCTTACCATGATCAGTATTTTGTTTGGATGCTCGGAGTAAAAAGAAGTTAATGACAGCGTTTAGGATAGATGGAGTTCAGGAAACAATTCAAAAGCTTTTAGCTATATCTGACAGGTCCGCACGAATCGCATCGGCTCAGGTAAATGTAATAGCTGATAAAATTGTTTTGGATGCGAAGCAAAGCGCACCGGCTGATCTCGGAACTATTCGGCAAAGTATCGGTAAAGAAAATGCCGACACGCAAGGGCTATTAGTTTCGATATTTTGTTCTGCACCAGAAGCGCCATTTCAGGAATTTGGGACAGGTGGAAAGGTTGATGTTCCTGAAGAAATGGCCGATGTTGCAGCGCAGTTTCAGGGGCAGAAAAGCGGAGGGATGGAAGATTTTATTAAGGCGTTGACTGATTGGGTTAGGCGGCATGGTTTGACAGGGGTTTACAGCGTTGCTACTCATAAACGAGTTACCAATAAAAACTTTACAAAACAAAGCAATGCGGATGCCGACGAACAAGCTGCCTGGGCAATAGCAAAAACAATATTAAGGGACGGATTAACACCTCAGCCTTTTTTATATCCGGCTTATGTAGAGCATAGGGACGAACTTTTGCCAGCTTTACAAAATGCCCTGCGCGAAATGATGACGCAGCAATAAATTTCATATAAATGAAAACTTTGAAATAAAATGGTACCTGATAAATACATACGAAAAGCCTATTATAATTTACTTAGTGGGTTGGTTAGCGGAAGCGTTGCAGTTCCCGTTTATGATAAGCTTGTACCTAAATCAGTCGATCCTGTTCCAGCCGTTAGGGTTATTATAAATTCAATCACTAAAAAACAGGCAGATACTTCAAGAGCAGGTCACGATTGGAACGCTACTATTGAACTCGATATAATAGCTGAGTTTAGCAATGGTAATGTTAACTCGGTTATAGTTGATGACATTGAAGATCAGATCAGCACAATAATCGATTTAGCCGGGCCGGATATTAGCGTGGATAATTTCACCGTTTACAATACTCAGGTAACAGTTGCAGCCGACAGAGTTATGAACTACCCGACACGATCAGTTCATAGCAGGGTGGTAAGGTATAATCATATTTTGGGATAGTTTGCATTTATGCAACACGAAAATTTAAAGCTATTAACCGTTTACTTTTTATCTTTAATTGATAAATTCATAATCATTTAAAATGAGCGCAAAAAAAGAAAAGGGTAAAGACCTCATCGTCTATATTAATGGCGTTGCGGTACTTTACGACGAATCCAGCACAATTAATTTCACTGCAAAAACAGCCGATACAACCAGCCGGGCATCACAAGACGCTAACGGTACTATCTGGGAGGAAGCAGTTCCTATTTCAATCGGTATAAAGATAACTGGTAGCGGATTTTTGGTTAATGATAATCCTTCAGGCGGTGCCGCTGTTTATTCGTCAGGCCGTTTATATACTGCCCTTGCTAATCAAACTCTGGTTTATGCTACATGGAAAAGCCAGGACGGTTTATTCTTATATGGTTGCGATTGCTTCGTAATGGATCTTAAAGTAACTGCAACTGTTAAAGATGTAGCGAAATATGACTATACGCTGCAAGGTAACGGTGTTGTGAGCTTAGTTCCAGTTAGCTAATGGCTGAAATTACTGATTTCAATCTTCCTGAACCAGTTGTGTTAAACATTGGTGGCGAAAAGTTCTTATGGCACTTCAATAATTATGCGCTCGTTGAATTAGGCCATTTAACTAAAAGCGAACCGTTTAACGCTCATATAGCTTTGCAAAATGTAGCAAAGCGCGATGTAATACAAGGCCTGGCTTATTTGCTTTATGCCGGATTGGTGGGTTACGAAAAGATGCAGGGAAATTTTGATCATGGCATTGAAATGAAAAAGATTGCTGGGTTTACTGCGACTGCCAATATAAACGATTTTGCACCATTGTGGGATGCTTTCAAAGCTTCTACGGACATGGGCGAGTTTCTGGTAACACTGAGAGGCAAAGAAGATAAAGACGCTGAAAAAAGCGTAAAAAAAAAGTAGAAATAAACTGGCGTAGTATCTGCGAGTTTGCGCTCGGTGATGTAGGACTACGAAAACATGAGTTTCTTTCTATGACATGGTATGAATATACCGTTTTACTCGGTGGGCATATCAAAAGAAGTGTAAAAGAATGGGAGCATTCCCGGTTTATCGCTTATTATACCTATTGGGCTAACAGCGATGAAAACCGTGATAAAATAACAGATTTCCTGCCATTAGTAACTGATCCTGAACCAGAAGCGGCTAAAGAGTTAAGCCAGGATGAAAAGGATAGGATTTTTGCAGAAATAAAAATAAGGGAAGAAGCATTTAAACAGATCAAAAATGGCGGGTGAAGATTTAAGGCTCACCATTGGGGCCGACATAGATGCTTATCAAAACGGCTTAAAACAGGCCGGACAACTCACACAGAATTTTAGTAATGATGTATCACGTTCATTAGCTGGGGCAGCAGCATCAACAGATGCTTTAGGCGGCTCAGCAATGTCAGCGTCGATGAAGTTTTATACCATGCGTTCGGGCGTAAGTGCTGCCCGTGATGGTGTAATGGCTTTTACTTTAGGTGGTCAAGCGGCAGAACGTTCCTTGCTTGCAATGGGTCACCACATCACAAGCTTAGTAAACGAAACCGGAAGTTTTAAAGGCGCTTTAGGTGCTTTAGCTTCGTCGCTTTGGGGTCCGGGTGGTTTAATATTGGGTATTACTCTTGCGGTTGAATTATTTGATAAATTCGGTTCATCTTCAAAGGGTGCCGCTCAATCATCAGCCGAATATATTGATAGTTTAGATGCAATAACTCAGGCTACAATAAAAGGCAAAGAATCAGGCGAGCAGGAAATAACCCGGTTAAAAATTCTTTACGATGCTACTCAAAACCATACACTTTCTTTACGGGATCGGAATAAAGCATACGATGAACTCGAAAAGAAATATCCTAATTGGTTTAGTAATGCCGAAAGAGAAAAGACGCTGTTAGGAGAAAACAAGAAGGCTTATGATGATTTGTCAAAAGCTATACTTGCTTCTGCTTTGGCTAAAGCTTATGAAGATCAAATAGGTAAAAATGCCGAACGCGAATTTGCTAATCAGAATAAAATAACTGACTTATCTAAGCAAAGGGATCAGGCTCAAGGGAGTTACAACAGCCAACTTTCAAGCCTTAAAAAAACATATCCTGGTATTCCCGAAAGTGAATTAAAAACCCTATACGGCCCGGCTTTGGTCGGTGACATGCAAAAGGTCGCAAGTTTGCAAAAGCAAATAAACGACCTGCAAACTGATAGCGGATTAATCACTAAGCAAAATCTTGAATTACAGAATTTAGCTACAAATAATGAAGTAAAAGCTGGATTTAGCACAAATCCCGGTGGCGATACTAATAAAAATACCGATGCTGTAACGGGGCTTGATTTATTAAAGCAAAAACAGCAAGAGTTTAAAACTGCTTTGGATGATGCTGTAGCTGACAATAAGCCGGCGGAATACATCAAAAACCTTGCTATTCAGTACACTGCATTAAGCGAAAAAATCAGCGAGGTTGAACAGAAAATTGCAAACTCTCAGGTAATTGGTGGTGGTGCCGCTCCTCTTACAGCAGTAGGCACGAAAGCTACGACTATAAACGGGAAAGATGATAATCAATTATCAACAGATAAGCTAACTGGCGACGATATAGCTAAAATGGCTAAAGCCTATGAAGATTATGTTCATTGGCTAAATATGGCACACCAAAGCAATGCCGACCTTAAAAAAGATAATGCAGAAGAAAATTTAGCATTTAAAGAACTTTCAAAAACGGTAGGTCAGGGATTGGTTGGTGCTTTTGAAGCCGCGATGCAAGGAACTCAAAGCTTTGTTCAGGCAATGGGTCAATTTCTTGAAAAGTTAATTGAAAAGTTAATTGCGGCGGCAGCGGCAGCAGCAGTTGTAGCTGTTTTAATGACCGTTATTTCAGGCGGTTCGTTTTCAGCAGAATTTGCTTCATCATTTGGTCAGTTAAGTGGGTTAACGGGCGTAATAGGGTCATTGGGCGGCACAGCAACATCAAGTTTACCACAACACGCAAACGGTGGTATTGCTACATCTGCATCAATAGGAATATTCGGTGAAGCAGGGCCAGAAGCATTGATTCCATTAAACCGAATGAATGAATTTACAGGTGGTGGCGGTGGAAATATGGAAGTTACGCACCGGGTATCGGGATCTGATTTGCTTTTAGTTATTAATCGTGCAACAAAAACACAAGGCCGTAAATCATAATGGTTACATTATACACCTTTAGAAAAAGTAATTATTTATACACGGTTTACCGGGATGATACTAACTATGCCCTTGTAAATTACTATTCTACTTATTCGCCGGGCGTTGACAGCCAGCCGCCAGCTAATACTACTATTTCAGTAGTTTGCGTGCCGGGTACCTACGATCAATATTCCTACAAAACTCAAACTGCCGTTCCTTATGTTTACATTGACATAAACCATGATGCTGCGGAATGCGGATACGTGCCGCCAGCTTGTGACGTTGCTATTTCAAGTTTTACAAAAAGCGATCAGACTGCAACGGGCGTAAATGACGGCAGCGCAAATTTATTTTGTACTTCCTCATCGCCTCCAATAACTTACTACTTATACACATCAGCGGATGTTTTAGTAACTCAAAATACTACCGGGTTATTTACAGGCCTTGCGCCAGGTGATTACTACATCAAAGCTTATGATACTCGTTTGTGTTATCAGATTCAAACCTTTACTATTTTAGCTTATGATGAAACATCGCAAACGCATTGGAAATATCGTTTAGATTTCACAAGTTTAGACGGCCTTACAAGCTGGGAATTGAGGCTTATAGATGTTTTCCATAATTACGATAATACAGTTTACCCGATTGACATAACAGGGCAAGATGAGCCTATCGTCAAAAAAGTAGCAGATCCAAACGAAGATAAAACGACTTCAATAATATGCACAACGCTGGATATAAACCTTGAATATACCGGAAACGATTTTACTATTGAAGAATTTATAGTTCCTGAGCAAAGCTGGAAAGTTGAATTATATAAAGATGGCGTTTTGGACTTTCAAGGCTGGATTTTGCCGGACGAAACGCAAAACTATTATTCAGATGCCCCCTATGCAGTTACCCTGACAGCTACCGACGGACTGGCAAGCTTAAAGGGCAATCTTTGGGGAGATGGTTCGGGCGGTCAGGGTTATGGATCGTATCAAATCGCGCAATACGGCTTTACTTCATGGGCGCTTCTTGTTAAACAGTGCTTAGATCAGTTAGGCTACGATTACGGTAGCACAACTATAATTTCATCGCTTCAATTTGCCGGAACTTATGATGTAAATCTATGGGTTGAAATAGGCATGTGGAGTGATATTCTTTACGATTCGTCAGGCATTCCTACCGATACCTATTCTGCATTAGGCTTGCTTTTGGGAGGCTTAAAATTAAGTATCGTCCAGCATAAAGGCTATTTTGTTTTATTCAATAGTAACGACCTTTTTTATTTAAACAAATCTGCAAGGTCGGCAGACTTTGAAAATGCAGTTTATCAATTAGGCCCGACATTTGAGAATATTGCGGAAACTGGTACAGCGGTAGAGCAACCATTAAATCAATTAATTGGCAAAGATTATCCCGGCATACCAATTAATCCCCCACAAGGTATAAATTACGATAAAGCTTATAATATTAAAGAAAGAGTAGATTTTAACTCTTTGGCGTTGCTTTTTACTAATCCGAGTTTTGAAGTTGGCGCCGTTCAGGGTAATTTGCCACCTGAATTTCAATTTTATGGACCCACACCCACACCGGCTTATTGTAATTACGACCCAGTAATACCAGGAGTCACAAATTCAGGAGCATTTGACGGTGTATGGGAATTACAAACCGAATGGCATACAGCATCAGGAGTCAATGCTCCAGCATTTGGAAGTCAGGCTCAGCTTATTAATCCAATAGTTATTGATCAGCCTTTGGTTGGTATCAATCTGTCATATCAATGGCGAGGTAATACACCATTTAATTCATATATAAAAATTGGCCCATCAGTAGCTTTAATATTTACCGAAACATCAACAGGTCTAACATGGTGGTGGAATAATAGGCCAACTCCCGGCCCTGCTTGGAAACCATTTACATCGGAATCCGATATAGGTGCTTTATATGTTGGTGATGATGCAACTGATAATAGATGGCACAATTTTACGGTTCAAACAGCATCATTGCCAAATAGTGGAATTGGAACTATTCAAATTATGATAAATGGCCCTGGTTACGTTTATACAACCGGCCATGAGCTTCCAGCAGGAACACTAATTTCTGTATCTATTGATGACTTAAATATTACCCAGTACAGTACAATAGTTTCATCAGTAAATCAAGTAGCTGAAATACATCAGACTGCTAAAGTAGTGGAATTACCAAATTCAAACATTAAAAATCCGAATCTAAATCTTTTTACTTTCCCCACAAACAAACGTTGTGCAGGAAATATATTCTATTGCCCGGATATTAGCATTAATTATGCTTCGGGTATCGTTGCTAATACTTGGAATTTCGCTTTGAAAGTTGCTGACCCATCAGATAGACTACCTGCGACAATCACAAGGGCATACGCTCGAAACTATGCCCGGCAAATGCTAAAATGGGAAGGTGACGTTAAAACAAACTACCTGCAATTTTACGGAACGTTCCAAGTCGAATACTTTGATAGTAAAGTTTTTTTAGCATTTTCTATTGAAAGCAAGCTTAGATCAGGCATTCATCATGTGGTATTAATCGAGATTGACGATTCCGATGCTCAAAACGTTTACACCTATACACCTGTATATGAGAACAGCGCGAGAACGCTTCAATAGTTCTTTGCAGTTTTGCAACACGAAAATTAAGCTGTATAAGAAGCATGTTGGGTAAATTTATGCCTGTTGAATAGTGGAATAAATGGCAATAAAGGGTAAGGATTTAATATTAAGTCTATCCGTTAATGGAGTTGTCAAGCCTTTTTTATATTGTAAGACCTGTACGCTCACCCAAACTGCCGATGTGTTAGAAACGACCACACGCGGATCGGGCAGCGCACGTTCATACGATTATAATAGAACGTCTTACAAAATCCAGCTTACGAGTCTTGCTGATTTGTTAGATGTAACTTATTCAAGCCTTTATTTACAAAACTGCCTGAATAATAGGATTAAGGTAACTTGGAGTTTTAAACTCGATTACACAACTTATTATAGCGGTAGTGCTTTAGTTACATCAGCAGCTATTGATTCGCCAAACGATGGTGTTTCGACGTTTACGGGGGAGTTAACAGGTGATGGCGCTATCGCTATCGCTGCAACCATTCCTCCAGTAGCAGAAAATTACAATTATATCCGGGCGCTTTATGGTGATCCTCGATTCAGCACAAACGGTTTAGGTCAGGTAGTATTTACTGATCCTGCATTGAAAGGATTTACAGGATATCCAATTTTTGCAACTCAGCTATCTACTTATTTCACTTTAGCAAACATAAGCTACGATTCGGTAGATGGTAGCTTTACTATTCTTTCGGATGGCTTTAGTTTATTAAGCGGATACGATTTGATCATTTATCCATACCAGGTTCAAGAAACATAATGAAATGAAAAGGCTTTTATTAATAGTTACCATTATATCAGCATTTGTTACAGCGTCTTTTGCTCAGACAAAGCCAGTAGCAACCCGTACACCCGATGGCCCTCAGTTTATCGGGGACGCGAATTTAAAAGCAACAAAATATTTAATAGTACCCATTTCAAGTGTTACGGGAATAACAGGCGGTACGGTTGATAGTGCAGGATACATCCGATACAATCCATCTACTAAAAACTTTGAGGGTTATTATGGCCCGGTTCATGGCTGGGGCGCTATTGGTGCTGCATCAGGAAATATTGTAGCAAAAGCCGATAGTAATACTTTTCCTGGTTACGTTACCCGTACAGCTTTAAAAGATTCATTAGCGAATAACACCCTAATATTTTCAAGACGGTTTAAAAACGTTTCAGGAACGGTTGATTTAGCTATCGGTGACAGTTCGGCCACATCCACAAATAACAAACTTGTATTCAAAAATAATAACGGTGATTTAGTCACTCCTAACATCGTGTATGCTGCCGGAAGTACAAATACTATTACTTATACCGGAATGAAAATAGTTGCTTCAGGTGGGCTGCAAATACCTACCGGAGCAAGTTCAGGGTATGTTTTAACAAGCGATGGATCAGGGAATGCTTCATGGTCGGCAGGTGGAACAACCAATATCTATAACCATAACGGCACATTAACAGGTAACAGATATTTTAACGGTGGGTTTCATCAATTGCACCTTGATTCATTGTCCGGGTATTATCAAAGTGTTGCAGGTACCGACGCTTTGGGAGAAGAAGATGCAACTACTTCATTCTATGGCAATACTAATACTATAAGTTTTTCTTATTGGGGTGGTGATTATTACGCATTTTCATCTTCGGATGACGGCACAGGAAATTCAACAATGAACCTTTCGCATCAGCAAGGTTCAAGCTATGAATCCTTTTCGTTTGACAATAATAACACAGGTATAAAAGTAATCGATCAATTGGGCGGTTATGGATTAGTTGCTTCAACAGGTGTTGACAGTACCAAAATGGGAACAGGTTCGGCTACTTACGCTACAGGAAAATGGGTAATAAACCGAATAAAAAATTATTTTACGGCAGTTGGTGGGGCTACAAGTCAATCAGTAACTTTTAATAACAGCGGTTCAGGTGCTTCGTCAGGTGCTTTTTTTAACGGTACGGCAGCCAAAACAATTAGCTATAACACAATCGGTGCGCAAGCGGCTTTGAGTGGAACAGGTTTCGTAAAGATTTCAGGTTCTACGATTAGCTATGATAATTCGACCTATCTAACAACGGCGGCTGCAAGTTCAACCTATCAGCTTGCTTCAAACATCGAAACAACATTAACAAATTCCACTTATTTATATCCATCAGGAAGCGCAGTCACGGCGGCAATAGCGGCTATTTCAGTACCAACAGGAGCAAACCCGACAGGATCAGCCGGTTTGACTGCCGTTAACGGTTCTGCAACCACTTTTATGCGCAGTGATGCTGCACCTGCCATTAACCAGGGGATTGCGCCAACATGGACGTCGCAACATAATTATCAGCTTAACTCACTCGGTACAACAATCGCGGCATCAAACGCTTCAATTTTTGTAGCCAATACAACAGCAGCCACTTCGGGAACTCAGCAATATTCGCCACTTATTGGGTGGCAAGCTCAATACTATAATACGACGGCATCTGCATCAAGATCGGTAGCGGCTTATTGGGGGCTTCAATCGCAATCGGGCACTGGATATGCTTACTTAGCAATGTACGCTTCTATAGATGGTGGTACACCTGCTTATAATGGCGTTGAAATAAGTTTGACAGGCTCTATGATTGCTGGGGCTTATACTTCAAGCAGTACGTTTACAACAGCAAATAATGGTATAGGTGTTACTTCTACGGACGGCTATATTATGGCTAACGCCACAGCAGCGACAAACTCACTGGCTCAATGGTCGCGCAGATCACGGCAAAGCTCATTTTATTGGACTGGATCTACATCAAATCAGGCAGAAGCAACAGAGGAATTGCAAACCACTACCTCAAATACTGCTCAATATGTTATTTCAGGGCGTACAGGTGGTTCAGGCTCATTCAATCCATACTTCGGCATAAGTGTAATCAACGGCAACTGGAGCTTAAACGGAACGGCTGGCACGACCGGGCAAGTTCCGTCAAGTACAGGTTCGGGAATGCAATGGATAACTCCGATATCTTTAACAAGCCTATCCGCAACAACTCCTTTATCATACAATAACACTACAGGTGCTTTTACCATTCAGCAAGCAAGCGGAAGTCAACCGGGTTATTTAGCATCAGCAGACTGGACGACTTTTAATGGCAAACAAGCCGCACTTTCAGGAACTGGATTTGTTAAAATATCGGGTACGACAATAAGTTATGACAACTCAACTTATTTAACTACCACAACTGCGGCTTCGACATATAGCCCGATTGCAGGTAGTTCGTCAATCGTTACGGTGGGTTCGCTTACATCAGGATCTATCCCTTATTCACTTTTAAGCGGAACGGTTCCGACATGGAATCAGAATACCACAGGAACGGCAGCCAATATAACAGCCACATCAAATAGCACCTTAACGACATTATCGGCTTTATCGCTGCCTTATTCACAAATTACAGGCACACCGTCATTATCGGGTTATATTCCCTATACTGGCGCGACTGGTAACGTGACGCTGGGTAGCTATTCAATCACTGCTTCACAATTCTTAGCTGGCACACTCGGCTATACAGATACGGGCATTTTAGGGGCTTTGCAAAGCTCTGTCAATGGGTACAATCAATTCATTATCCAAAACACAAACACAGGATCGTCAGCATCGGCAAATTTAGTATTGAATAACAGCGCAAGTAGCGCAACGAATTACTACGGTGAAACGGGTATTAATGGCGTTAACTTTTCAAACGGTTCAGGGTCTTTAAACGGGCCGGGTAACGTTTACTTTGATGCAGTTGGTGAAGATATAGTTGTAGGAACTTTCTCAAACAATGCAATTCACCTGGTTGCAAATAATAACGCCACAGACGCAATAACCATATCAGGTTCAAATGCTATTTCATTCCCTCAATTAAGCACCAACGGACTATTAAAAACAAGCGGGGGCACTGGGGCTGTAAGTGTTGCGGTGGCTGGAACTGATTATGTTTTAGCATCAAACTTTGTTACATCAGAAGTGCCATCCGGAACTATCAACGGTAGCAATACCAGCTTTACGCTTGCCAACACTCCGGTAACGGGAACTATCAGGCTATTTAGAAACGGAGTAAGAACTACAGCATTTACTGCGTCAGGTAGCACAATCACCATGAGCGCAGCACCATTAACAGGGGATACACTTTTAGTTGATTATCAAAAATAATATGAAACGGATACTATTTTTTATTGCTTTTTTATTTGCATCAACTTTTGCTTTTGGGCAGGCAGGCAACATTGTAGCTGGGCAGGTAAATACTTCTGCCTACACGCCGTTGGATACGGGATATATTTCTTTAAACAAGCTCAAAGTAAATAGCACAATAGCTTATTTCGGTAACTCCATATCTGCAAGAGGCTTGGTGGGTGGTGAGCCTACATCAAAGCCTACCTATTGGAGTGCTTTGGGGTATGCGACATGGACACAACAATTAACCAATTATAAGCTATTTGCGCCTCGTTTTTCAGACTCTTTGGCAATATCCGGGCAGACTACTACGCAAATGCTTGCAAGGCTTGGCGCGGCTTTAAATTACAAATTGGACGTTGTTGTTATTGAGGCCGGAACAAACGATATAGCAACAGGTGCATCATCACAGACAATAATCGACAACCTGCAAAATATAGTTAATGGATTTGTGGCAAACGGAACACGGGTTTATATCCTAACCGTAATGAAAAGATGGTCGCCAGCGACTTTTACAAGCGGACAGGAAACAATAAGACAGGCGGTAAATACAGCGATACTTGGCATGGCTACCACAATGGTAACGCCGATAAATCTTGAAAATGCGATGAATAGTTCAACCCTTTTCGGGTCGGATGGTATTCATCCAACATCAACAGGTGCTTATACTATTGCTACTTTATTAGCTCCCAAAATTCAAACTTATTTACCGACAAATATCAGCATAACTGATAATATCGGCAGCGATAATAACTTGGTAACAAATGGTAACTTACTTGCAGGTACTTCGGGAACGACCACAAGTGCAAGCGGTACGGTGGTATCAAACTTTAATCTGAATGGTACTAATGCAGGGGGTGGTACAATTACAGGATCAGTCACAAATGCCAATAATGCCAATCAACAGGTTATTACTTTATCCGGAACGTACACTTATTCAGCATCAAATGGGTGCAGTCTTTATAGTGGATTGGTTGCAGCTTCAAATCTTTATGTTAACGATGAATTGGAGGGGTATGTTGATTTTGAAATCACCACTCCTTTAACCAACGTACAGGCTATTTACTTACAAAATGGTATTTATGATGGTAGTTCAACTTTATTGGCATCGGGCTATACCAACTATTATGCAGGTGATAATCCGATATATCCTTTGGGTAATGGCAGGTATCAAATGAGAACGCCACCTATCACAATTACAACAGGCACACCGACACAGATTGACGCAAAAATTACCATTTTATTTAATGAAGCATCAGGGTCATTGGGCGGTGTTGTAAGGATTTGGAAAGTAGGTTTAAGAAAGATTGTCAATAAATCATACGCTACACAATTTCCGGGACTCAATACCAACGGTATTTTACACCTATATGGTGGAAACGGAACGGCTTATAGCGCGCCACTTAGTTCAGGTGACTTACCTGCGGGTGTTGCTTTCCTTGCATCGGCACAAACCTTTACAGGGTTAAACCAGTTCAACGTTACTAACACGGCTACATCTGGCAGCCAATATGGCTTTCAAATTAACCCTACATATAACCAGGCATCGGGAACGGGAACAAATACCGACCTTTTAATTAACCGAACGGAAACGGCTATAATGTCGGGGACTCAGTTATTAGAGGATTTACAGGTAGGCGGTACTTCTAAATTTAGTGTTTCAAGAACAGGGGTTGTAACGGCAGCAAATACAATAACTACGCCAACGATTCAAACACCGGCGGTAACAACCGCATTAGGCTCTAACTCATCGTTAATTTCGTTGGGCGCAAATGGTACATCGGTGGTAAGGAATATTAGCGATGCAAATTCGGCGTTTTTTGTAAATAATAAACTGGGAACTGGTGATATTCAAGATTGGCAGTTTGCTACATCAAACGTAGCTACAATGGGTTATAATGGTAAGTTTACTTTGAATGGTAGTATAAGCGCATCATCGAGCCTTGCACAGGGTATATTTGCTAACCATACCCTAACAGCAGTAGCAAATAATGACGTTTTGGTTGAGGGTGATTTTAACCCAACCATTGCGGGTGTAGGTATCATATCAACTTTGGGGTCGGTGACAGGCGGTTCATCTTATACCAACGGAACTTACACTAACGTTCCCTTAACAGGTGGTAACGGTTCAGGCGCACAGGCAACGGTAGTTGTTTCAGGCGGTGCTGTTTCGACGGTGACAATAACCACAGCCGGAACAAGGTATGTTGTGGGTGATATTCTTTCCGCAGCAGCAGCAAATATTGGTGGTACAGGTTCGGGATTTAGCGTCCCGGTAGCAACATTAACCCAAACGGTAACAGGTGCGGTTTTAAGGGCTACTGTAAGCAATATTGGTCAGGGTAGTGGTTCGTCAGGTTCATGGTCAGATGGATTGCTGATGTTAAACTCTACAGCAGCAACAGCTACACTAACTCAAAACGCGCCGGGAATACATTTTTCATCTTACGGATGGAATACAGGTTCATCAGCATCACAAGTTTTTGATAGCTATATAGTAAGTTCAGCGCAAACAGGTGCAACATCACCGGGGGGTAATATTGGTTTTATATTCTACCAAAACGGCACTAAATCTGGAACGTCATTTGCTTTTGCCCCGTCACTTGCTTCGTTCACATCAGCACAGCTACAATTAACCCACTCCGCACAAGGCGCAACGGTATTTACAAGTTTGGCCCTATTAAACACAACAGCATCAACAGTAGGTACACCTAACCAATGGACTAACCAATATTATCAGGAGGGAACTGTCTGGAATACGGGCGGAACACCCGCGAATAACCCATTTGCTTTTGGTTTAATTGGTGAGGGTACATCAAGTGCTAACCCTTACGCATCATGGTATTTTCAGACTTATTTAGGCACAAGCAATACCCCGACATTTGTGAATATGGCATCATTTACCACGCAAGGGCAGTTTAACTTAGCATTAGCTAATAGCAACGTTCAGGCAGGATCACAGGCGGGTACAATCTTTAACATCGCTGCATCAACGGTAACAGATAACTCCACAGCATCGGGTACAGTAACAAATTTCGCGGTTATCGGAACAGGTCTAACCACATTAGCAGCAACCAACGCAAGTATTACTTATACCAATGGGTACGGTGCTTTCTTTACACAGCCAACAAACGGCACTAACGTAACCATGACGAATAAATATGCTTTAGGTCTTGCTTACGATGCTACCCACTTAGCTACGTTCGCTGTAAGTTCGGCAGGTTTACTTACAATTAACGCCACAAGTACAATAACAATAACCCCCGCAACAACATTTAGTACTACAGTTTCAGGGCCGACAGCATCGACGTTAACAAATACAACCCAATTAGCCACTACAGCATACGTTATAAACAACGTTCTTACAAAGAGAACCGCACAGGCTATAAACGCCACAGCGACCGCTACAGCAGCGCAAATGGCAGCAGGGTACATTACGTCAACATCAGCAGCAGCGACTACCATAACTTTTCAAACGGCAACGGCTTATGCAACAGGCTTGGGTGCAGCAGCAGGGTCGACGGCAGATTTATACATAGACAATACAGCAGGTGCAAATACGGTGACAATAGTGTTAGGCTCAGGTATGACAGGCGTAAATAGCCCATCATTAACGGTTTCTACGGGTGCATCGGGAATTGCCCTATATCACTTTACATTTTCGTCAACATCAGCTTGTACAGTAGTAAGATTACAATAATGAAACGCATACTAATCATATTATTCCTACTATACAGCTTTGCGGCATCAGCTCAATATTGCGGGCCATATACAGCGCATTCCAACATCAGCGAATCGGGACATAGTTACGAAACGATACGGGGCGATTCAATAAATTGCGGAAGTTCTGCCGGGATTTACCTTTATAACAGTCACGATATTCATATCACTAAGTGTAAATTCGTGAATGGCACAAGTAGTGCAGGTGTTGGCATTTACCTTTTAGGGTGTTATAATATAACTATTGATAGCTGTTTTTTTAGCGGGACTGCATCCGGTTGCTATGCGCAACTTTGTACAGGTGGTATAGTATTTCAATACAATCATGACCTTAACGAAGTTGGCCCATTACCTAGAGGGCAAATGATTCAGCTTAATACTTGCTCAGGATCAGGCAATATTATTCAGTACAACATTAGCCAGTCATTTCCGGGTGTTGGCAACTACGAAGATCACATTAACCTATATAAATCAAACGGTACATCAGGTAGTTATATAACTGTAAAATATAACACCATTTACGGCGGTGGACCGTCGACAACGGGGTCAGGAATTACGGTCGCGGATGGAGGCGGCAGTTACCAGGATATTGAATATAATACCGTAATAAATCCCGGTTACATCGGTATGCAAGCCGCTGGAGGTACTTATATCAACATCAGCAACAACACAATCTATTCAAAACAAACTACGGTATCTCATTTGGGTCTAGGATACGGAAATTATAGCGGTTCACCATCGAATAACGTTGTGATGGGATACAACCGAATTAAATTTATAAATAGTTCAGGATCTGAAGCTGATACTGCACACCATTATTCAGCCGGGACTTATCAGGTATCAACGCCAATTAACTGGACTACAAACACCGTAAATGCTTCAATAGATAGCACCATTGTAAGTTTCCCCTTATGGGCCGCTTGTATTCTAAGCCCAGTAATAAGTTATACTGCCCCATCGGCTTTAACTTATGGATCAGCAATGGCAACTCTAACACCGACAAATACGGGCGGCATCGCAGCAAGTTTTACTATTACACCGTCTTTGCCATCAGGTTTAAGTTTTAATACTTCTACGGGCGTTTTTAGCGGCACTCCATCGGCAGTTATTTCGGCTACATCTTATACCGTAACGGCAACAAATACGGCAGGAAGCGGAACGGCATCTGTTTCACTAACAGTAAATAAAGCGCCATTATCAATTTATGCAAATAGCCTGTCAAAAGTACAAGGAACGGCTAACCCGACTTTAACAGCAAGCTATTCAGGTTTTGTTTTGGGTGATACGCCGTCATCATTAACAACCCTGCCAACATTAAGCACAGCAGCGACCACAAGCTCACCCGTCGGCACTTATTCGATTACAGCCAGCGGAGCAGCTTCGTCAAATTATACCATTAGTTATTATTCAGGTACTCTGACTATATACAGCGCACTTTTAAAGCATCACAAGTTTAAAATCTTAACACATTAACATGACATGACACAGGTTCAATCTATCGAAGCCCTAACATCAGAGGTAAAACATTTAGTAAATATGTTTAGCGATCACGCTAAAAAACTGGAAGAAGTTCATGTTAAAGTTTCCGAGATTCAATACGACATCAACGGAACAAACAATACTGAGGGCTTCGGTGAGCGTCTTAAAAATATTGAAAAATGGAAAGAAGAAACTCATGTCAAATTGCAGAAAGATGATGTAGAGGATAGCACTCAAAAATCAATACTTGATAGTGCATGGTTTAAAGCAGGGATAGCAATTTCAGCAATAGCGAATATTGTAACTATCATAATGATGGTTATTAAAAAATAAAACATGCCAACACCAACCAATTTCAAGCAAGAACATATTGATGAAGCTGTAGAAATTGTAAAAGCGTTGGGTTGCTCTTTTGCGTCAGCAGCCACAACAATTTTAGACAAACATAATTTAAGTGATTATAATCCTGTTAACTTTGCAAAGCAAGTAAGGCGGTATTATCATAAATCTGTAAGTAAGGAAAATGGGATTGAGGCAATTTGTGATCAGCAAGGAATTGATATAAACGATGTAAATCATTATTGGTATAAAGGCCAGCATCATTCGATTCATGTTAAAAACAAGGCACCAGGCTACGACGAAATAAAGGATGATATTATCGCAGAAATGCGAGCGCATGCACCAATATATCCGACTATTCGCAGGGATGCACCAAAAAATCCGCATTTGCTTGTAATAGATCCCGCCGATGTTCACATCGGTAAATTGTGCAGTGCATTTGAGGTAGGCGAAGATTACGATAATCAAATAGCTATAAACCGGGTTCGGGAGGGTGTAAACGGAATATTGAGCAAATCGGCAGGATGGAATATTGATCGAGTTCTTTTTATTATTGGCAACGATATATTGCACATAGACACGCCAAAGCGGACCACTACGAGCGGAACGCCACAGGATACGGATGGAATGTGGTATAATAATTTTTTAATCGCTAAAAGGCTTATAATCGATATGATTGAACTATTGCGAGGCGTTGCACCGGTATCGGTTCAATATGATCCCAGCAATCACGATTATACAAACGGTTTCTTTTTAGCTGATACCATTAGTTCGTGGTTCGCGAATTGCGAGGATGTTTCTTTTAATGTTAGTATAGCCCACCGCAAATATTTCACTTATGGTGCTAATCTAATTGGAAGCACTCACGGAGATGGAGCAAAAGCGCAAGATTTGCCGCTTTTAATGGCTCAGGAAGCCGCAGAACATTGGGCCGGGTGTAAGCATAGGTATTTTTATACTCACCACATGCACCATAAAATAAGTAAGGATTACGGCAGCGTTTGTATTGAAACATTACGCAGTCCGAGCGGAACAGATAGCTGGCACCACCGAAACGGGTATCAGTATTCACCGAAAGCAATAGAAGGGTTTATTCACCATCCTGATTTCGGTCAGGTAGCGAGGTTGACCCACATATTTTAAGGATAGGTACAATTTGTACCCGGCCTTTTTTTGAGGTGTATTATTGGCACCTCAAGTGAATTATTGCCAAAATATAGGAACTATCGACGAGTTGTCGACAGATTGTAGACAACTAAAATATACGTTTAAGCATATAATTTCAAATAAGCATAACAAATTATATCTATTCACATATAATCATGCAAGTAACAGCCACATACACCAACCCGGACACGGGCAAAAAAGAAAAGCGAACAGTAACAGTTCCACCGGGTGCCAGCGAATCAAAAACTAAACTGGGCGTTATTTGGGCCGTTAAATTAGTTTATGGTGATCATATTAAAGTAAGTTTTCTAAAAGATGACAATACGCAAATTTGAAACCGGAAGTGTAAGGGATAGCGATGTAGATAAACCTTTAGTAAACCATGATCCGGCTTATTCCAGGCTTCGTTATGGCGTTCACATGCGTAACGGTGCTAATAAGTACGATAAAGGGAATTGGAAGCTGGGGCAACCCTCGGAGGCGGTTTTAGAAAGTTTACATCGGCATCTTGCATTTTACGAAATGGGCGACCGAACAGAAGATCATTTAATGGCTATAAAATTCGCAGTTAATATGCTTGCACAGAATGAAGAAAAGGAAGGAATACCATTTGATTTTTTTAAGCAGCCAGCGGCAACATGAAACACAAGGTTTTAAAATTTCAGAATGACATCTACTGTATAATTCGATACCGGACTATATTCGGCATTCCTGTCTATTTTAAAGCCAAAACATTCGATAATCAAAACGATTTCTTAGACGACTTATATAAGCTTGTGACTAAACCAGAACCAACAATACCCGAACTAATCAAAGAAAAGGAACGACTGCAAGCCGAAATCGATCAGGTTTGCCGCAAACTCCGTGAAAAGCTTAATATCGATATGAAACAATTTACAAAAAAATATTCAATTAAATGAAAATTTTGAAAATAAATTATTTACCTTAGTATCACTATTGAAACATGAACGGGTGCCGCAGATGGTTAGCGGACAGAGTAAACGACTGGCTTTAGTTGCTCTGTAGTCGTGGGTTCGACTCCCACCCCGTTAGCTTATTTTAAACATTTTATGGCAAATTCAAATCCTACCTTGTGGCAGCGTATTTCAAGCGAAACGCCTCCGTTTTGGTTAAAAGTTCAAAAGATATGCCTTGCTTTGGCGGCAGTTGTTTCTTACCTGGCATTGCAGAAATTGATACCCGCGGAAATAACCGACACGGTTTATAAAGTGTGTTTAGGTTGTGCTGGCCTTTCTCAGTTTGCTGTTACCGATATTGGTATGGTAAACGGCGCTGTCAACAATCCGTTATCTGCATTGTCTGATTTATCAACCATTAAATCACAAGTTGGTGCTATTCATCAGCAAGTAGTAGCTCCGGCAAAGCCTGAAACTATTGATAGTGTAATTGAAAAGGTTGCGGACATAAACGCTCAATAATGGCAGGTTACATTAAAGGCGTTGATATTAGCCATCAAAACGATGGCTTTAATTTCGACCATTTAGACCCGGAAGTAAAGTTTATTTATCTGAAAGCTACTCAGGGCGCAAAGTTTCAAGATCCAGCATTTCAGGCCAACTGGAAAGCTGCAAGGGATAAAGGCTTATTGCATGGCGCCTATCACTTTTTGACAGCGACTGACAGCGTAAATGATCAGGTAGATAATTTCCTTTCACGTGGCGTGGATTGGAGTTTGCCGAACGTATTGCCGCCGATGCTCGATGTTGAGGACCAGGTACCGGCAGCGTTAAATGCAAACATCACCAAAAACAAACCAGCTTTTATAAAGCTCGTTACCGATTGGATTAACATCGTTGAGGCTGAAACTAAGCGCAAGGTTGTTATCTATTCCTATAAGAACTTTTTTAACGATTATTTGAATAGCCAAAGTTGGCCTAATAATCCACTTTGGCTCGCATCATATCAGCCAACACCTCCGGGATTGCCTCACGGATGGAATGATTGGACTTTTTGGCAATATAGCCAATATGGTACAATGGCAGGAGGTGTAAAGGGTGGCAGTCTTGATCTTGATTATTTCAACGGCACCATTGAACAACTGGCAGCACTTTAAAGAGTAACGAATTATCAATTAACCATAAACAAAAATCAAAATGTCAATTTTCAGTTTCCTCAGTCACCTATTTTTATCGCTTTTTAACTCGACAAAAGCGGCATGGGAAAAGCTTCCCGTTGCAACCCAAAATTCAATCCTTAACGGATCTGAAATTCTACACATTATCAATGCAGGTGTCGACGCTGATCCTGCCGCAGTTGCAGCGACAATCGAAGCGACATTCCCGACCGAAACAAACATCTATGACGGACTTGTTGCCGTTGCAAAAGGTTTCAATTTAATTGCCGACAAAGCTCCGGTTGATTTGCCTGGTGTTATTGCTCTTATTCAGGCCCACCTTAAATCTTTGGATTCGTCTACATGGCCAGCGATTATAAGCGGTGCAGCAGGTTTACTAGGTTCAATTTTGGCGGGGAAAGAAACTCCGTTTGAAGTTGTGTTAACATTGCTTCAATGGGTTTACACTAACCTTGTAAAACCTAAAGTTGTAACCATTGCGCCGGTACCGACCGTAGTTACTGGAGTAGCAACACCGAACGCAGCCGAACCAGTATCTTAAATCAATCGCATAAACAGGCCGGAAGGGAAAATACCGACTTTTACCGTTTGGGTAATTACGGACAGAAGTACACGGCTTGTTTACTTAAATAACAAAATTGTGGAATTAATTGTCTGGATAATAGGTTTCATTATTTGCGCCTTATATGTTTGGGGTGTTGGAAAATCCATTATCGATGACTATAAACATTTTAAAAACAAATGAAAAAAGTAATATTAGCTATCGTTTTAATCTGTTCGATTTCGACCATTTTAAAAGCACAAACCAAAGCAAAGGCCGACACCTCAAAGCCAAAGTATAATTACTTTGTGACGGTGCCAATTAACGACTATCAGCAAATCGTAAACTCGCTGAACGAGTATAAAAGACTTCAGATGTACGATCCAACCGCGAAGCCGGAGCAACAAGTTCAGCTATTCAAAGGCATCGAGGCATATTTGAAAGAATTGCCTAACCGGGTTAAATTGGATAGTGTGTTGGCAAAGGGATCATCAATAGAAGGGGCTAAATAATGGAAAACATACGGCTTACGTCCAATGACGGTATTATTTGCGATAATCCTAACTGTGATTATAAAGACCCATCGGTGCAACTGGATGACGTAGGATTATGGCTAAATAAACCTTGCCCTAAATGCGGTGAAAACCTTTTAACTCAGGAAGATTACGATAACTTTAAAAAGGTTATTGCAATGGTTAAAATGTTAAATGCACTTACACCGGAAGAATTAGCATTGCTTGGTAACACCGTTTACGATGGGAGCGAAATATCGGATAAAACTCCGGTTGTATTTAACGTCGGCACACACAAGGAAATTTCATTGGAATTAGTTGAGGATAAAAAACCATGAAAAAACTAATCTTCATTTTTTTTTCGCTTCTTGCTTCATGCGGTCAGGCTGCATTAGCCCAGCAACAGGTCATTAAATATCCTGGTTATGTAAGCTATTGGAATCCGAAAACATTAATTCCTGACAGCGTTATCTGGACGGCTGCCCCTCATAAAAAAGTAGTTGGCAGGGCGGCTGGATTTCACGCGACCGGAGGCCGACCGAATTTATCAAAGGATTATGCTAAATCGGGTTATGACATAGGCCATAATTGCGACGCTTCGGATGAAAATTCAAATAAAACCGACGAGTATAATTCATTCGATTTCTGTAATACATTCCCTCAGCGGCCCAACAATAACAGGCTTGTTTGGCTACAGCTTGAAAACTACACACGATCATTAAATCAACCTGTAAAAGTTAAAGTTTACTGGCAGGGGGTCAGCGGATATTTAAAACCGGATAATGTAGCAATCCCGACTTATACTATTAAGGAATTACGCTACGCTGGAAAGTTTGAAAAGTACATAGTTCCGAATAACGATACCGTTTCACGGCACCCATTCACATATTATAAAGCGAAGTAGTTTTTTTCATAAATCAGTTTTTGTTTAGCAAAGCCGGTGACGCGAGGTTTCCGGCTTTTTTGTTAAAACTCCAAAACACTACCCTTCATCAAATGACTGTTATCTATCACTAAATCCCGTTTATAAATTTCAAAGGCTTTTTGTGTTTTGTGACCTGAAAGAACCATTATTTCTTTATCGGTAAACCCTGCGTTTATCATGTCACAGATTGCGGTACTTTTCCAACTATAAGGGCCGTAATCGTCGCTAATGTTGAGATTATTCAACAAAGCCCGGTATTTATTCAGGAAGTAGTCAACACTCATTCTATGGGCTGAAACTTTGCCAGCTTCACCAAAAACATAATCCCCAGGCAATGCAGTTTTACACCTTTTGCGGACCAAAGAAAGTAACTGATCAGAGATAGGTATTAGCCGATCACCTGTTTTGCCAATTATCCTTATATGCCGGGATTGTTCGTCGATATCTTGAACTTTCAAAGCCCTGATTTCTGCCGGACGCATAAGGGATAAATATATCCATTCGATATACTCTTTTAGGTTAACGTCACCTTTCCGCAATGCCTCTTTTATTTTATTTGCGAGTACCGGCGTATATGGTTTATTCTTTTGTGACTTTGTGATTTTTAGATCCACATTATCAATATCAAAAGTGTAAACTACCCCCCGATGAATTGCTTTCTCTAATTTGTGACAACGATTGAAAAACCCTGCATAAAATTTCAGGTAGTTGTTGAAAGTCCGGGCCGACCATTTATGACCATTGCTGTTCAAAAACTTTTGCACCTGGTATTCTGTGAAGTCTTTCGCCGGGGTATATCCTAAATTATTTGCTTTGATCCATTCAATAAAATCAGCTAAATAATTATTGTAGGTATGAATTGTGCGAGGCGAATAGTTCTGATTTGCCGTAAAAGTTTTAAACCTGATAATAGCTTCCGTTATGGACCAGAATTTTACTTTCTTTTCTTTTATCTCAGCTTCGGCTTTTTCGATATATTGGATTATTCGTTTTTCCTTATCAAACGGACTATTACCTGCCTTCAGCCATCGCAATACATCGCTACAAAGTTCGGCGGCGGCACGTTCTTTTTCGGCGGCTTCCTTTATATAGTTTATTCCTGATCGTGTCTTAAAAGCTTTGAATTTGCCTGTTAAATTATTGAAGTAATAGAACTGCACAAACCAATCACCGTTTTTGCATCGAACTATTTTAGGTGATTTATATGGTAATCTGTAACGGCCCATTAATTGATTCCGAAAGTCTTTAAAACTTAGTCCGTTTTTTACTCCGTTTTTTTTGTTTTTCTTTAAAAACCCTGTTTTTGATGGGTTTAAAGCAGGTTGAATAGTGCCCAGAACGAGATTCGAATTGTCGTCGTTTCGGCTTTGTGTATTAAAAAGCGGCTTTTTGCAGGGTTTGGCCATGTTTTCAGGTAGATATTTACACCGTTTTTTAGTCCGTTTTATCTTTCATAAGCTTTCATCCTGGCTTTCATCACATCGAGTTCCTGGCGCATGATTTGAAGTTCGGTCCGCAAAAGTTGAATTTCGTGTATCAGCTTCGTGTCTTTTACATTTCCTTTCTTTTCGCCAGATCCACCGATAAACCATTCTGGGCTATAACCTAATATTTTTACTACTGCATCAATGGTTGAGCGGGTTACTTCATATTTTCCGGTAAGCATATTGTGAAGGCTACCGACACTAATCCCCATCTTTTCAGAAAAGTGTATCAAGCTTCGCTGTTTGTAGGGCTGTTCGGCTTTCCATTCATTATAAACCTGGTTAAACCTTTTTTGAATCGGGCTTAATTTGGTTTTTGGATTAATAGCTTTTGCGGTATTTGAAGCGACCATCATTAAAAATCTGATTTTGTAATAGATGAATTTTCAGACATAATCAGTTTTAGGTTAGTAGTCACATCGTCAATATGTTTTTCGAGTGCTATAATCCTTTTAACATGATTGTCATAATTTTTACCCTCATTAGTGGCTTTATATTCCTCATAAAGCGTTTTTCTTTCGAGGTGTGACATTATGAGGGTATTGTAAAGAATTTCAATGTTTGAAAAAGTATATCGGTATTTTCCTTTTTTAAAATCTATTGTTACCGTATAACGAACCTGAAACTGCATTGATCCTAAACCCTGCGGAATAATAAGATTTTGAATAGAGGTATAAACGCATGAATTGTTTTCAATGGCAATATTTGAGGCCATTGTATTATTCGCTAAAAACTTTCTGATTCTTGATTTAATCTGATCGTCATTTAAGGAAGTATCTATCTTAACAACTTCCTGATAAAATGCGGCTTTATTAGGTGTGTCAATTTTTAACTTAAATTGAGTTTGAGCCAATCCCCAAAAAGGGATAAAAATTAATAGCGTAAAAAATATCTTTTTCATTTTGATAGGGTTTATTTGGTTTGTGTAACATTAACTACATTGAATATTTGTAAACACTGATCGAGGTTTAAATCGAAGTCAGCGTATATTTCTTTATTTTGGTTTAAAGAATGACAGGTTATTATTCCCTTTTCGGTGTCATGCTTTGTTATTTGTTTGACGAAAATTCCATCTTCGTGAACTATGATATAATCCTGGTACCGGTGAATATGGAATTTATTTCGCCAATGGTGCTTTTGAATTTCCCGGCCTGTAACAGTACTGCCTTCGGGTATTGAGTTTTTTGTCCCGTCATCCATGCTATCGCCGTCAACTATAAAGGCCATGTACTTACCGCGATATACCCGGCTCACAGCGAATGAATGTTTTTGGGTGAAGTTTTCTTGAATGTAATTTTCGTCATTATAATTATTGATATATCCGGCCTGAGCTTTAATAGGAACAAGCGGAACAACCATTATATATTGATCAGGTCCTATTTGAATAAATGGCGATTCTTCGTCACCTTGTCCTATTTCGCCAATTATCAAACCGTTAGATTTAGGTATTTGATTTGTTACATCTGATAAATTATCAGCTTTGATAAAATTTTCTTTTACATTGTGTAAATCAATCCCCAATTTTTCCCGGACATTTTGTAAAAGGTCGGGTTCTAATTCCCCACTTTTGTAATAGATGTAAAGCATCTGCCGGGACACACCCAGCTTATCGGCAGCTTCTTGAACCGTCATTCCTGTTGACCTTACAGCCTTTTTTAAATTTTCCCCGTTGATAGTCAATGTGTTATATGATTTGTATCATTTTTTGTAAATTATTTTACAAAATGTATTGACAATATGTAAAATAACCGTAAATTAGCATTGTAATTAATTCAAAGATATGCAATTCAATTCAACAGAAACAATAGACATGCCTAAAAGTGCCACTGAGCGACTGGATGAGTTAGTGGTTGGCGCAAACATTTTAGTGAACGGTGAAAGTAAATCGAAATGGTATAGCGCAATGGCCAGGGTTGAAGATCGTACCGACAAGGAAAAACAGTTCACAATGAGAACCATGCGTGACGGCTCCGGTGAAGTAAGAGTTTGGAGGATAAAATAATGCAGTTAATTCATTCCAATATCAGCAAGACAGCCACTAAAAAGGATAATGGTATATCTGTTTGGTCTATTGGATATGAAGCTAAACTTCACCGGGAAGCTTTAAAAAAATACAAAAACAGGATCGAAGCAATAATAGAAGCTGACCCAACTAAAGCAGAATATTTTAAATAAAAAAGGCCCGGCGGGAACCGAGCCAATTCATAAAATAATTTTCAACAACTATGCAAACCTACACAAATTCTATCAATCAGTCAACAAAAATTCTCGCAGCAGGAGCCGCGAAAATTGCAGCAGCCAGAGAAGTGTTAAAACGCACCATTACAAAGAAATGCTACTTCATTGAAGATTACACCGATGGCGATGTGATCGAAGTAACTATCTACGATCAGGACGACAACTTTACTGATATCACTATCAGCCGTGACGAACTATATCAGTTCATCTCAAATCATTACAGCTTTATCGCTGATGAATTTACCGGAGGCGAACACAACCAATATCAGAGCTACGCAAGTGCCGAAGAATTTCTTGAAGAAAACTGCATGAGCGACATTCTGAAAGACTATGTAAACAATACTAAACTTTCATTGTCATGAAAAAACCATTGGTATTCTTCGCGCTGATTGCGCTGTTAGCCGGACTGATTGTGCTGGCTAACAAAAAACTGATTACTCCACTGGAGGCTGAGGTTTTAATCGTAGTTACTGTCATTTCGGGTGGCCTTTATTTATCAAATTCTTTCGGGAGGGCTGAGGCATGAGCAACGTAAAGATAAAAGCAATGTATGTTCGGTTTGACGAAATGCTTGCCCGGCCTAAAGTTCATTTAAGCGAACACGAAAAGTTCTTAATTGATATCAATGTCAATTCAGCTTTCAACACTTTCAAATCATTGTTTAGTGCAGAACTGGCAGCCGAAGGACTTTCTATAGAGTTTATCGATTACGATATACCGACCTATGAATTTATGAAGGATGCCAAAGAAAGTGAGGTAGCTCATGTCTGATCAGGAATACGAAGCGGTAATTGTTGCATTTAAGCAATTCGGGATATTACTCGCATTCATCACCTTTTGTGCAGGGATTTTAATCTACATAGGCCGATGAACTTTCCCGACTACATCAAAGAGCAAATCCGGGAAACAGAGCGCATTCAATGGCGGCTCGAAGCATCCCGGCAAAGGTTTAACTGGATTGAAAAAATGATCCTGGCCTTTTTGAAAATAGCATCTAAATAATCAACGAATAATTTTTCAACAACAAAACCCAAAACAATGGAAAATAAGCCAGCCAAAATCAATCTTGGCGAATTATGTACCCAGCTTGAATTAGCAAGCAAGATTGACAGCCTTAATAGCCTGTTAAATCAAACCCCACCTTCAGCATGGCTCAAAGAGCATAAAGGTGTAAAGTATCAACCGATTGAGCGTGTTAGAAACAACGTGCTTACAATATTCCAGGATTACGACTGGACAATCACCGAAGTTAAAGTTATTGCTAACAGCATCCTTGTAACCGGATTTATAGAATACACAAATCCGGTAACAGGCAGAATAGCTAAAAAATCCGGTGTTGGCGCGTGGCCTATTCAATTAAAGGCTGGATCTAACCCGACTGACTTTGATAAAATCGTACAGGATGCAATCCAAAAGAACGCACCTGCCGCCGAAAGCCTTGCATTTAAAAATGCTTGCAAAAAGATAGGTCGTTTATTCAGCGATGGCGCGGACGAAGATATAATCTTCAATCCTGTTTATTCAACTGCCTTTGAAAACAAAAGAGCAGAAAACGTTGAAAACTTCGACGAAAAGACGCTGGATACAGAACTGAAAATAAATCAGGCTATCGCAGGTGGTTTAATAACCAAAGAGCGCGGAAAGGAACTTAAAGCTGCATTGAAAGGAGAGCTTGCTATATGAACGTATTAGAAGCACCACAGGGATCAAAAGCCTGGTTAGACGCAAGAATGTACCGCTTTACTGCATCCGAAGTTTATAAGCTGTTTAAAGGTGGTAAAAGACCTATGACGGCGGCAGAACTGGAGGCCAGAGAAAAAGGCGACCGTAGAACTACTGTAGAAACTGTTTTTGGTGATGGTGCCTTGACTTATATCCGCAGAAAGGTAACAGCTTCTTTAACTTCAGGTCTATCCGAAGAATATCACTACTTCGAGAATAAAAATACCGAATGGGGCAAGGAATACGAAGCGATGGCAGCAGAAAGGTTTTCAGAAATCACCGGCCTTGAACTCGAAGAATGTGGACTGGTTATTTACAATGACATTTTCGGAGGCAGCCCGGACCGTTTGGTTAAGGGTTACAAAGAACTGATTGAAATCAAATGCCCAGCCGATAGCGCAAATCACACCTTGAATTTAGCCTGTAATAACGCTCAGGATTTAAAGGAATTGTCCGAAGATTATTACATACAGATACAGGGCAATCTGTTAGCTACAGGCTACGAAAAGGGCTATTTCGTTAGCTATGACTGGAGATTCACGCTACCAAACCTACAAATTAAAATAATAGAGGTGCCAGCGGATCTCGAAGTGCAATCAGAGCTTTTATTCAGGCTTGATCAGGCCGCCGGAGTAATGAACGAATTATTGGAAAAAATCACAGGAATTTAAGAAATGGAAATAGTAAGTATATGCGTGAGTGATATCCCAAAGGATAAAATCACAGTAAGCACCAAAAACGGCAAGAAGTATTTAAGTATTGTCGTTGACAAGCGTAAATCACCCGATCAATTTGGTAACGATTTGACGGTTTACCTAAATCAAACCAAAGAAGAACGTGAGGCCAAAGCAGACCGGGTTTATGTTGGTCAGGGTAAAACCTACAACTTTAATAACACCGAAAGCAAGCCAGCAGCAGGAAGTAAAAAAGCGGACGACGACGATTTGCCGTTTTAAAAATAACGGCGGCAAAAACTAATCAATTAATCATTCACTTAAAAAACCCTTAAAAGGAAAGGAAAACAGTGTTTATCATCGGTTTAGCCGCCACCGATACTACAGGTCAGCCATAGAGCTGGCCTTTGCCAGTGAGGGGTTTCCCACTTTCTCATTTGCATAGGGTTTTAGTTGATTTCCGTTCCCGGCGCGAGGCTGGGGACGGTTTTTTGAAAACTTAAAAAGAAAAAAAATGAAAGCTGAATTTTATAACACGATCGGACTACAAGGTGATTTATTCACGATGGCTAAAGAATCAGCCGCTAACCAGGCTGTAAACATTCTTGATGTATTCAAAAGGCTGGGCGAACCTTTGACACCTGCCGAAGTTTTAAAGTGTTTAGAGGCAAAAGGATTCATTTACCCTATCACATCTGTACGCCGGGCAATAACTGATTTAACAGCTTCAGGTGAGCTTGTAAAGTGTAGCGAAATGAGGCCGGGATTATATGGTCAACCTAACCATACATGGAGGGCGAAAGCCGCATGATTTATTTAGGGCAAAATATCAAAAAACTGAGAAAGGAAATGAAATTAACTCAGGATCAGTTTGGCGATTTGTTCTGCATACCGGGTAAAACCATTCAAGCATACGAAAACAGGGGAATTGAAATGCCTTACCAAAAGCTGATTGTTTTATCGAGGTATTTTAAAATATCAATCGAAGATTTATTAACCAAACAACTATGATAGCAGAAATATTAGAGCCGGTTAAGCCGGTCCGTTACAACGGAGTTACCAGGATTCAAACGGTATTTGTAAAACCAGTTGAATTAAATTCTTTTGAAAACCAACTGGAAAAAGCAAATCAAATAGCCAGATATGTTTTTTCTTTCTACGGTTTAGATATTTTTTCAGTTAAAAAAAGATCACGTAAAGCTGATAATGTATTGGCAAAACGGGTTGCTATCGGCCTTATCTGTTCCAATCTTTTTAAGTTAAAAGATCGCAACGTTGCCGCAATTTTTGGCATCGACAGAACAACTGTAATTTTTTACAGGTCATCATTTAATGACTATGCAAAGTTTTACAAGGAGTTTAAAACAGAGGTTAATTCGATCGCTGAAATATTAAAGTTAAGAACCGTTTAATCTACCGAAATGGCTAAACAACCTTACATACCGCTCTATATCGGCGACTGGGAAAAGGACACAAATTGTCTTACAAATTTGGCAGAATATGCTTTGTTTAAATTGACATTTAAGCTGTTTAATGCTGAAAAAAGAGGTGTTTTTTGTACTAATTTTCGCACACTTTCAGTGCTTTTTAAGGCCGATTTGGACACAACAAAGGAGATTTTTAACGAAATTATCTTTAATAAAGTGTTAGATATTGAAGCGGGTGAAGACGGAATTTTTATTATAAAAAGCCGCCGCATGTTGCGCGAAAGCAATATTTCTGAATTGCGCTCAGAAATCGGAAAAAAAGGCGCAATCAAAAAGCAAGCAAAACGTAAGCAAACATTAAAAAACAGCGAAGCAAAACATCAGCAAAACACTGATAATGATATTGAAGATGATAATATAAATAGTGTTGATGCTAATCAAAAAATTAAAGGTGCGGATTTTGAAAAAAACAAAGCAATCGATGATTTTTTAGAGCATGTTAAGCCTTCTAAATCTTCGGCAAAAAAAGAGAAAGAACTACCGAGCCATTTTCAAGTAATTGAACACATTGAAAAAACTGCACACTGGCGAAACACTTGCGAGCATTACGGAATAAAATCCGATCAGCGCGAATCACTGTTTAAAATTTTCTACGAGCAGAAAGAGGATAATTATAAAATAAGGCTTCCGACCTGGACTGACATTGCTCAAAACTTTTACTTCTGGGTAAAAATCCATTTGAGCAAAAACGAAATCGATAAAGTTAAAAATCAGATTTCAAAACCAAACAGAGGCCCGGCAGCTTCCATCGAAACATTCACAGCAATTTTAAAACCAGTACCATGAGCCAGTTAATCAAATCCGAAAACGTTCTTAGCCAGCCCAACGCTTTGCAGGTTCACGAAAACGAACTGTTTAACACCGTAGCAGCTTCGATAGCAAAATGCTATGCTGATTTGAATCAGGCTATGCCTTCTGATCCTACATATTTGGTAACAGAGGTGACAAATTCGATTTTAAACCGGTTTCCTGCAATGAGGCTGCCTGAGATACCTATCGCATTCGCAAACGGCATACGAGGCGATTACGGGCAGTATTTCGGGTTAAGCGTAATTAGCTTCGAGCAGTTCATCGAAGGCTATCTAACGAGCGAGAGCCGCCGTAAATTGGTTCAGGAAAGAAACAAAGTAAACGATTTAAAATCCGAGCCAACAAAAGATGAAAAATTTGACACGGCTAAGAATTTAACGCTTGAAGTTTTTGAAAAGGTTAAGTTAGGAAAGCAGGTCGGATTGAATGGCGCCACAGTTTATGAGTTTTTAAATTCCATTTCTCTGATTGGTCCTGATTACAAAAAAGGAGTTATGCCGAGGGCACTCGAAGAATATGTTCAGGAATTAAAAGCCGAGGCCGTTAACTGCATGGAGATTATAAAAAGACGGTATTTAAATCAAAGGCTTGAACTACTCCAGCAGAATATCGAAGCAGATGCGATAACTCCAGATCAGTACAAAGAATGCAAAAGAGTTGCAAAGCGGCTGATTTTAACCGATTGGATGCGTGATCACATGCTCGAAGAAACGGATTTAAACGCTTTGATTGAATCCCGGAGGAATGCAATATGAAGCAATGTTCAACCTTTGGTTGCTGGCATCCGGTGTTTTCCAAAGGGCTTTGTCAAACTCACTGGCGGCAGCAATACGGCAAACCGATAAAAAAAAGTAAGACATTAAAGCAAACCGACGAAGATCCTGCTAAACCGTTTAAGGTTTACAGAACGGCTGAAATAAAAAAAGTAAGTACCAGGCAGCAGAAGCTTTTAGCGGAATATTCAATCCTTCATAAACAATTCATGGCCAATCATCCAGAATGCGAAGCCAAAGCCGAAGGATGCGATGGTAAAGCTACGCAGGTGCATCACAAAAAAGGCCGGGGCGAATATCTCAACCGAACTGAAACATGGCTG